GGGCAAGACGGCTCAGTCTCGGGCCGTGCATGGGCGCTGGGGCTACGTAGGGAGAAGGGGTGATGGGTAGGCGCAAGACAGGAGACCCATGGCCCTGTACAGCTGAGGCCATTATCAAAGAGCGTGACGAACGGCGGCTGTCCTGGAAGCAGGTGGCCGTCAACGTGGGGCTCGATAACCCAGGGCAGGCTCGAGCAGCGTACGCCGAGCTCACCGGCCGCAACCATGCGACCAGCGCACCAATCGTGCAGCGTGCCCCTAAGGGCTTGGGTGGTCGCAGGACTGAGACGCCCGTATGGGACGACGACACAGACCAGGGCGTCATCGAGGCCAGGCTGAACGGACCGTGGGTCGAGGCAGCTGGCGAAGGCAAGAACTACAGGCCGGCGCACTGGGCGGGCTCCGCCATCAAGGTGCAGCGCAGCGTCAAGGGCCGGGAATGGTTCGAGGAGTTCATCGTGTCTAGGGCCGAGTCCTTCACGTACGGACCGGAGGGCGACCAGCCGCTACAGGTCACGGTTCTCGCTGACAACAGCGACCGAGCTCGGGGGTTCTACACCTTCCGGGTGAAGGACATCCTTGCGGTGGGCTGATCTCTCGAGTATAGTGAAGTCATGATCCACAGCATCAAGCGGGCCGGCTAGCCGCAGGAGGGGTGCGACTCCCCTCCGGCCCACGGCCAGGGATGCGGGTTCGAATCCCGTCCAGTCCACTACGAGGGCTGGTAGCTCAACTGGTAGAGTCTGGCGCACTTCTTAGACACAAGTAGAAAGCGCAACGAAGATGGACGATCCCAACGCAACAGAATTGGACAAGATGCTCCGCAAGGTTCAGGCCTTGCTGGCGAAGGCGGACGATCCCGCCGTGACCCCCGAGGAGTCGCAGTCGTTCCGGGCCGGCGCCGAGGCGCTGATGGTCAAGTACCGTATCGAAGAGTCGATGCTGGCAGCGGCCGCTCCGGTCGGCACGGGCCTTGCGCCTGTGTGGAAGACCTGGCATATCTGCTACTTCGACAACGAGTTCTCGCAGCAGTACCGCACGATCGCAAGTGCCGTCATCAACCACATCGGCGCACGTGCTGTCTTCACAACCGCCTACGTCCGCAACGAAGAGGGCACTGCCTCGACTATGTGGTGGGCTGCCGAAGTGGTCGGCTACGAGTCGGATCTGCTTTACGGCGAGATGCTGCTGACGTCAGCCATCATGGCCTTCGGCCATCTGCTTGAGCCCAAGTACACGGGCGAGGAGTCTGATCAGGTCAACGCCTACCGCATGCGCAAGGCCGGCATGGAAGGACGACGTATCGCCATGGCCCTGTGGGGTCGTGACGACAAGCACCTTCGCCCGAAGGCCCGCAAGCTGTACGAGACCGAGGCCATCGCTAGGGGCGAGAGCCCCAGGCATCTCATGGGCCAGGACGTCAGCGTGAAGACCTGGCGCAAGTCCTACGCAGACGGCTTCGCAGACGAGCTGTACTGGCGGCTCATGCGCAGCAAGATCGAGGCCCCGAAGGGCACTGAGCTCGTACTGTCGGGTCGTGTAGAAGCTGTCAGCGAGGCCTTCTACGAGAAGTACCCTCGGTACCGCCCAGCCCCTGACCCTGCCGGCACCATCGGTACTGGTCACGACACGTGCAAGAAGTGCGCCAAGGCCAAGTCCGGCTACTGCCGTGAGCACGCCTGGATGAAGCCCAGCTACAGCCAAGGTCCCAAGGTCAACCTCACAGCCCGAGCTCGTGGCGCCGAAGCTGCCAGCACGGTCGACCTGGGTACGCAGGAGCGACTCTCGTGAACAGGTCGCTACGTCGGGGTCAGGTCCGCATCGTTGCTGGCCTGGCCCTGCTGGCGCTTGGCGCCATCCATGTCGGTACGTGGTGGGTCTGCGACAACACTCCTGTAGGGGATGTGATGATGACTACGGTCTCAAACCATCTTGCCGATCAGCCTTCGCATGAGCTAGGGTGAGGACATGAGCGCAGCACCCACCACCAAGTTCATGCCACGCAAGCCTGACGACCTGCCCAAGATCGCAGAGGAGAGAGAGCACTTGGCCAGAGCCGACAAGTCCATCGCACTGGCGGACATGCTTCAGGGCAAGGGCATGACGTCCATAATGGCAGCAGTCCTGAACGACCAGGGATGGCGGGCAGCTGCGATGCTGGCTGGCGTGCGGCTTACCACCACTCGCACCAGGAAGCTGCCTCATGTCTCCCGCCCCACTCGCTCCGCAGTGGTGGCCATCCTGGCGGACCGTGAGCGTCGTGCTGACCGTCTGGCCGAGCTCCGGACCGTGCCCATGCCGAAGCGGCCGTTCTGATGGACCACTACCGTAGGCCACTTCTTCTTGAAGTTCTCATCTACCACCAGCCGATGAAAGACAACTCGTGCCTCTGCGGTTGGGCTGTGTTGGGGGCGTCGCACCCCGAACACGTGCTAGACGTCTACGAGATCGCAATCGGGATGAGGCAGTCCGATGGATAAGTGCAAGTGGTGCGGTTGGGTAGTCAAGCGACATGCTGTCTTCGGATGGGTGCATGAGGCCACAGCCAACACGAACGGTCGGACCACTTGCTGTGGCGGCAAGCACGTAGCTACTCCGGAGGTGGCTCATGGATGAACGCAAGGTCCACGACATGCCTGAGGGGCCTGGCTACAAGCTGCGTGCGGTCTGCACGGAGCTCGCCCTGCTGACTGGCTGGAACATGACCTTCTGTAGGATGAAGCCCGAGCACGGTGGCAAGTGGTGCCTAGTCCTGAACTGCGAACGTGACGGTAGAGAGTCCATCATCAAGGTGCTGTGAAGGTCATCCTTGTGGGATATCCATCGTGGGTGTATGGTGGAGTCATGAGCGCAACCACCACCCGAGGCACCCAGTGCGGGAACTGCAAGCAGTACCACTCCGGTGCCGCAGAAGTGAAGGCCTGCTACATGGGCCAGACTGAGACTGACCAGGTGTTCGACAGCATCGCCGCCACCCTCCCGGCTGCCATGCGCACCCCTGCCAGCTACCCGCTCCACAAGGAGGCCTACGACCCGGTCAAGGGGGACGTTCACTTCCTGGACGGTCTGTACTACCGGGTTCACTCGGCGCAGGGGACCGGCAACAAGTACGCCTGTGTGTGGGACGCCACCGAGAAGTTCGTGTACGCCCGAGGTATGATCCGTCGGCTGTCCAAGCGCACCATCGTGACGGCGGAGCAGGCCAAGGCCTTCGGCGACATGACCGAGCGGTGCTGCTTCTGCTCCACGAAGATCGACACCCCGGAGTCCACAGCAGTCGGCTACGGCCCGATCTGCGCCGGCAAGCACGGGCTCCCCTGGGGCTGACCCACAACAAGCAGAGCAAGGCCCCGGGTACCAAGTGACCCGGGGTCGCTCTGTGTACAGCCTGACCAAGCACATCGGTTCTGAGAGGACCTGAGATATGGCCTTTAACGGCAGCAAACCCCATACCGACCATCTGTATCGGGAGATAAGGAACCAACAGCTCAGCGACCCCCTGCTCGGAGATGTCTACGAAGCCTTGTACGAAGCCGAGAATCGTCTGCGTGACGGCTTCTACGAGGTAGATGCCATCGACATGCCCTTCCCGATCATTCGCTTCGGAGCTCTGCCACGCAACCGGCTGGCTGAGTACATCATGTTCGATGGCATCTTCTGGACGGTCATCACGATCGACCCAGCCAAGCACCGCACGGCTGCCGGAGCTGTGGAGTACCTGGCTCACGAGATGACGCACATGTGGATGGACTGGCTGGGCTATCCGATGGCGAACAACTATCACGACAAGACCTTCCACGAGACCATGGCGAGCTATGGGATCTCCACGTCTGGCCGGTTCGGAGATCACCGGGGCTACATAGGCGACGTTTGGGAGAACTGGCTGAAGAACAACGACGACTTGAAGCTCGACCAGTTCCTGCTGTCAGACGAACCCCAGCTCAAGCGCAGACTGAACAAGTGGGCGTGCCCGGTCTGCGGCTTCAGCTTCCAGTCACGTCGGACCGACGTCATCGTCAGGTGCCAGCACTGCCTAGAAGATGACGAACTTCTAGGTAAGGATGGCGCTCGGATGGAAATGGTGTAGGGTAGAGGCATGGCAGTTCAAGTTGAGGTGCAGGGCAAGCGCATCCGGGTCGACTGGTCGGCCCCGACAAGTGCGCAGTGGAAGACCATCCTGACGGTCATGAAGACCGTGCCGGCACGACGCTTCCACCAGGACGAGAAGTACTGGACGGTCCCCCTGGACATGCAGTCGTGCCGTGACCTTCGAACAGCCTTCGACGCATTCGACCTTCAGATCGGCCCTGCGCTACGCAGCTGGGCAACCGAGGCCAAGCGGGCGGAACAGCGGCTAGGGAGCCTCAGCGCCAACACAGCGGGGCGTCTGGCCAACCTGCCGACCGAGCTGCCGTTCCTGTATCGGGCGCTGTACCTGGGTCCTCTCTACAAGAACGCAACGAAGGAGCTGGGCTACTCTGATGGCCAGCTGAACTACGCCGCCTCCCTCTTCTCCGCAGTGACAGGGGTTGACTTCTGGGATGGCGACCACGGCAGCTACCAGACCGCAGACGTTCGGTTCATGTCTGACAGTCCGGCGCCCGGCAACTTCAACCATCAGGGGCTAGGCAAGACGCCCGAGACCATCGGGGCTGTCTGGGAGGCCGGGCTTCAGGTTGGGTCGCATCTTGTCTTGACCCCCAGTGCTGCGGTGGAGAGCGTGTGGGGCGAGGAGCTCCGGTACTGGCAGCTGGACAGCTTCAAGTACAACGTGGATGTGTTCACGTGTACCGGCAACCGGGCCAAGCGTGAAGAGACCCTGCGGCTGTTCGCTGCCAGCAAGGCTGACGTGAAGTGGTTGGTGGTCAACCCTGCCATGGTCATGTGGAGGAAGGACCCCACGCACAAGGCCAAGCACATCGTGCAGGCCACCCCCAAGAACAAGCCGCCGAAGAGTGCCTGCCGTTGTGGGAAATCCAAGTCGGCGCACTGGCACTACGAGACGTCGTATCCCATCATCGACAAGACGCCTTGGACCACGATCACCAACGACGAAGCGCACAAGGGCGGCAACGTTCGGAACCACCGTTCGATCAGTGGCCGGGCCATAAACGACCTGGTAGGTGGCAAGAAGCAGGTTCTCACAGGGACGCCGATGAAGACCTTCGGCGCCGACATCTGGGGCATCCTGCACTTCCTGCGACCGGACGTGTTCACGTCGTTCTGGAAGTTCGCAGAGTCGTACTTCACGGTCGATAAGGAAGAGTTCGGATGGACCGTGGGAGGACTGCGTAAGGGACGTGAGGGGGACTTCTTCAAGCTGCTCACTCAATACGCCCTGCGCCGGACCAAGAAGGACGTTCTGAAGTGGCTGCCCGACAAGCAGCACGTAGACGTGTGGGTTGAGCTCGAGGGCAAGCAGGCCAAGCAGTACCGAGACATGGAGGCCAACGGGTTCGTAAGCATCGATGGCGCCAACGTCAGCAGCACCAGCATCCTGGCCGAGTTCACAAGGCTCACCCAGTTCGCCCGCACGCTGTGCTCGGTCAAAGACGGCCAGGTGATGCCGCTGGTGGAAGGCGCCAAGGTTGACGCCCTGATGCAGAAGCTGGACGAGGCTGGCATCCTGTCTGGCACCAGCTCAGATCAGACCGTGATCTTCTCAGAGTCCCGCAAGGTCATAGACGGACTAGCAGACCATCTTGAGTCGCTGGGCGTCAGCGTGGGCCGTGTGACGGGTGCTGCTGGCAACGTGAAGGACCGGCCGCAGATGGTGCGTGACTTCCAGGAGGGCAAGGTACAGGTCATGTGCATCGTGACCACTGCCGGAGGTGTTGCGCTCACTTTGGACGCCGCAGACACTGCCCACTTCCTTGAAGATCCGTGGGCGCCGGACGAAGCTGAGCAGGCAGAAGACCGCATCCACCGTGGGTCTCGGATGCACCAGGTCACTATCTATCACTATCGGGCCAAAGACACCATCGATGAGTACCGCCAGGAAGTCTCTATTGGTAAGGATAACCAGCAGAAGTACATCTTGGATGTCCGTAGAGTGATGCTTGACCGTATCAAAGACTCCAAATAAAGTCGCCTCCATTACGTGTGTGCGCTCACGTACGTACAGGGTGACTACTAAACCACTATAAGGCCAGAAATGATATGGTTAGTTAGTTAGTTATATAGTTAGAAGTTAGAGAGACTTACCTAACTAACCATATGAATTTCAAGTAGTAGAGTCCGGCTGGTGGCCCTTGTACGTACGTGAGTGCGAAGGGCAGCTCGAAGGTTAGGTAAATAGCTCTGCTAGAAATACCTGCAATGCGGGTTGCTCATGTGGTTGGTCTTCTGTAAGGTTGCCTCCGTCAGGACTACACGGAAGGAATGGAAAGTTGGCAGAGGAAGTCGAAGAGGTCGAGGAGGACGAGGAGGAAGCGCAGCTTCCCGGCGCCCGGTCTCGTACCTGGATCCACGAAGGCCAGGTTGCCTGGATCAACGAGCAGTACGGCATCGACCTCGACAACGGCTTCACGGCCGCCGAGATCGTCACAGCCGCCTACGCCACCCGAGTGGACTGGCGCAAGTCGGACGAGTACGACGTCCTCATGTCAGAGCACGCCGAGGAAGCCGCCGAGGCCAAGGAGGCTGCCAAGGCTGCCGCCGAGGAGAAGCGGGTGGCTCGTGAGGCCGAGGCTGCCGAGAAGGTTGCCAAGAAGGCAGCTGCCGCCGAGAAGGCCGAGAAGGCCGAGAAGCCTGCGGCCAAGAAGGCGTCCGCCCGCAAGGGTGCTGCTGCCAAGAAGGCCGCTGCTCCCGCCAAGCGAGCGGGCCGTCGTGGTGCCGCCAAGCCTGCTTCGGAGGATGACCCCTTCGAGTAGGACACAGTTTGCGTCAGGTCGGGGCGGTCCGCCTCCCGTGCCGGCTTGACGCATGTTGCAGCTCAGCTGGTCCCAGTAGCTTGAGCGCAGAGAAGGCCCCGGTTCATGTTGGTGTAGTTGCGCTCGCCAACGTGGCCCGGGGCCTTCGCAACTCACCATGGTTGCGGGGTCGGTGGGCCGGTGGTACGTTGCCGGCAAGCCCCAGGGCCGGACAGTTGAGCTCCGGGAATCGACCGCCCTGGACGCAGCGGTGCGATTGCTCAACTGCCGGCCCTGCCCCCTTAGGAACCTTAGGAGACATAGCTTGTCCACTGCCCAGGAGGCACCGCAGCAACTGGTGACCATCCGCAACAGTGAGCGGACCACATGGCGTCGTTGCCGCCAGAAGTGGCATTGGTCGTACCGCAAGGGACTCGAGCCCAAGAAGGTTGGGACGGCTCTCACCTTCGGCAGCATGGCCCATAAGGCTCTCGAGCTGTGGTACCCGCCAGGCACTGAGCGTGGCATCCATCCTGCCGAGACCATGTCCGCACTGATCGACGAACACCACGAGCTGTTCAGTCAGTGGGACGAGGACGGCAACAAGGTGCCTGCCAGTGAGCTGGGACTGGCCATGATGAATGGCTACGTGGACGAGTACGGGCTGGACAAGAAGATTGAGATCATCCACCCCGAAGAGCTGTTCCAGATCGACGTGTACGACCGCAAGGGACGGTACCTCTGCACGATGGTTGGGCAGTTCGATGCACTGGGAATCAACCTGCGTACCGGCCGCATGATCATCCTCGAGCACAAGACCGCCAAGACCATTGAGCAGGTCCGCCTCAACAGTCAGTACGGAGAGCAGGGGCTGTCGTACTGGTGGTCAGCGACGTTGTGGCTCCGGCACAAGGGCTTCCTGAAAGCCGACCAGTTCATTGACGGCATCCTGTACAACTTCCTCCGCAAGGGCCTGGCTGACGACCGAGCTAAGGACCCGATGGGCAGAGCGCTGAACAAGCCGGGGAAGGACGCTCTGAAAGCAGCGTGCGCCACAGCTGGGCTGCCCATAAGCGGCACCATGGAGGCACTGACGGACCGTCTGATGCTGGAAGGCGGCTTCTCCGAGATGGAGATAGCCGAGCTGGGCGAGGTGTCCAAGGTCCAACCGTCCCCGCTGTTCCATCGTCAAGAGGTGCCGCTCGACCCGGTCCACATGGACATGTTCTACAAGCGGTTGCAGCGGGAGTGCCGGGAGATCGTGCTGGCCAAGAACGGCCGGCTTGACATCTACAAGAACCCAACTCGTGATTGCGCTTGGGATTGCAGCTTCCGGGACGTGTGCGAGGTCCATGAGATGGGCCAGGACTTCAGCATGATGTTGGAGTTCGACTTCAAGAAATGGGACCCGTACCAGGATCACTATCTGGAACTGGAGAACGCCTGAATGTCAGTTCATCTCATAGGGCCAGATGGTCGGCCTAAGTGCGAGGCAATGGTGCGTAGGGACGGCATGACGGACAGTGAGTTCTGGGAGGACGTCTTCCATCCCGATGGGGTTCCTGACTTTGACATCCCAGAAGACGACCTTCCCGAGACGGCCCTGGGTTCTCCGTGCCCGGAGTGTGGGCAGGTCGGGGCTTGTTCATACGACGCCGAAGGGCGAGCAATGATCCACGTGGTTCAAGAGGATGACGGCTGATGGCCCGCCCCACTTCTCTCCGCAGTCTCTCCGAGGGCGTCAAGACCAGCATCAACATGATGGTGTACGCCTATCCCGGAGTAGGTAAGACTCCTTTCTGGGGTACGGGCGGCAAAGAACTGGTGCTGATGGATAGCGACCACGGCACAGAGTCAGCCATCGCAACGGGCAGTCAGTCGGACTCAGTCTCGGTCTATGACTACGCCGCACTTGACGAGGTCTACGACTACCTACGTCACGACGAACACGAATATCGCTGGGTGTCATGGGACAGCCTGACGCTGTTCATGGATCGGTCGTTGATTGACGACATCACAGCCGACGCACATGCTGCCAACCCAAAGACGCAGTCTCCCTGGGTGCCGTCACGCCGGGAGTACATGATCCAGCAGTCACGGGTCAGCGAGGCCATCCGCAAGTTCTGTGGGCTGCCCATCCACTTCGGGGTCAGCTGCCACGTCACGACCGACGCTGACAACGAGGGCACGCTGATGTATGTGCCCTTGATACCAGGTCAGAAGGGAGAGCTCAGCACCAAGATCCGGGGCTACATGAACGTGGTGGGCTATCTGTCCACGACGCCCCGGGGCACGTTGCGGATGCTGACAAGAACCAGCAACAACTACTTCGCACGTGACAGGTTCGGGGCCTTGCACACCAACACGGCCAAGGGCCTGCGTTACCACATCGACAATCCAACTGTTCCCATGTTGGAGCAGATGATCAAGGAGAAGCTAGTTGGTCAAGATCGTACTCAAGGCCGGCAAAGACGCCGTCGAGCAAGCTGAGAAGTTCGGCGACTTCGAGAAGATCAAGCCGGGCACGTACCGCATGGTCGTCGCAGAGATCAACGCCGGGCACAGCAAGGGTGACGACGGCAAGCCGGACAAGAAGCGTCCCCGCTTGGAGTTCGTACTCAAGCCCTTCTCCGAGGATCGAGAGGGCAAGGTCAAGTTCAAGGCCAACTACGGCCAGCTCTGGGACTACTGCCGTCTCGATGAAGACGTGCAGGAGGCCAAGCGTGCGCAGTGGGCCATCGCCCTGGGTGCCACGCCCAACCGCCAGGGCAACGTCAGCCTGAGCATCGAGAACGAGCCCGACAAGCCGGGCACGGACATCGGCAAGCACGTCATCGCCCGTGTCAAGGCTGGCGAGAACCAGGAAGGCGACTACAAGCCGGAGATCGCCAACGTCTGGCCGGTCAAGGCGGGCGCCGAAGGTGACGAGGCCTTCGATGAGGAAGGCGAAGACGACGCCGAAGAAGAGGACGAGGGCGAAGAGGAAGACAGCGCCAACCCGTTCGGCGACGAAGACGAGGCCGAAGACGACGAGCTGCTGACTGCCGACAGCCTCGAAGCCATGGATCTCAAGGAGCTTGGCGGCATCGCTGGCGAGTTCGACCTGGACCCCAAGGAACACATCGTCCGCAACCGGGCCAAGAAGGTCGACTCCGCCAAGACCAAGAAGGCTCTCATCGACGCCATCCTGGAAGCGCAGGGTGCCGAGCCGGACTTCGAAGAGGACAACAGCGAGGACCCCTTCTAGTCCGTTGGCCGTGGTGGGTCGGTAGCCTACGCTCTGGGCTGCCGACCTGCCGCCTACTTAGGAGCCTTTATGGACGATGAAGACACTTACGAAGCGTGGGATACAACCACCACGCACCTAGCCGCATATCTCGTTTACTGCGGCCACCAGCTCGAGGAAGTGGAGTGGGACGAGGACGCCGGTCCTGGCGGCACCGGTAAGTTCGTGTTCGAGAAGAACCTGAAGCTGCTCGAAGATGTTGCCAGGGAGGCATCCAACCGGGCACGTGTTGATCCAGGCAAGTTCAGCAGGTGCTACGGCCAGGTTCGTAATGTGATGCTGGATGCAAGGGCCAACGCTAGGCGCTTGAGCCAGACGGCATAGGTCATGGCCTATGAGAAACTGAAGGATGCGCTCCGGCCCTATGTGACGGGTGGAGTAGGCTCCGATGGTGAACAACGTCTTCGATGCCCCAACCCGGACCACCCGGACCGGCAGGCCAGTGCGTCCATCAACTGGGACAAGAAGGTTTGGCACTGCATGGGGTGCGACAGCTCTGGGACGCTGCGTGCCTTAGCTGGGCTGCTACGGCGGAGCGGTGCGACCACGACCAACGGCAACGGCCAGCACGCCGAAGTCATCGACATCAAGACCAAGCGCAAGCGGACGACGTCGGGCGTCCCGACTGAGATTATAAGCGAGGACCAGATCTCTCGCTACATCAGGTTCCTGCGCAACGAACCAGAGTTGCTGCGCTACCTGACAGAAGATCGTGGACTGACACAGGACACCCTTGACACCTGGGAGATCGGCTACGACGCCAGGCGTCAGCGATACACGATACCGATCCGAGACCGCATGGGGACGCTGGTCAACATACGAAGGTACAGCAGAACCACGCAGCCGAAGATGAAGAACGCTGCCGGCCATGGGGACCCACCCCGCCTCTTCCCGCAGGACAACCTTCAGTCCGACACGGTCATAGTCTGCGAGGGAGAATGGGATGCCCTGCTGTCAACGCAGATGGGGTTCCCGGCTGTCACCGGTACGCATGGAGTCAGCACCTGGCTTGGTTCCTGGAACAAGTTCTTTAGGAGGAAGACCGTCTATGTCTGCTTCGACAACGACGACGAAGGGCGGCTCGGGGCGCTCCGTGTGGCCAAGGCGCTCGGGAGTGTGGCGAAGAGTGTTCGACTTGTTCGGCTTCCGGTTGAGCGTGACCATGAGGATCTATCCGATTGGTGGATGGCGTATGGTGGTAGCGGCAAGCACTTCCAAGCACTTCTGGATGACAGCTCCACAATGGACGAAGGAGTTCAAGGGCTTCCGGGGGACCTGCCATCACCTACGCCAGTAGAAGTTCAGGTCATTGGGTCCATGGACTCACGAACCAACGGCAAGCCCTTGGTGATGACAGCCACGATCACAGGTCGCAAGAACCCCACCTACAGCGTGCCGCATCAGGCGCATCTCACATGCACGCTGGACGCAGGCCCGAAGTGCAAGCACTGCCCTATGGCAGAGGAGCACGCCGGGTCCGTGACCATGACGGTACGGCCCGACAACGGCCCGATGATCGCACGCTTGATCGACCAGAACGAGACCCGTGTGCTGAACATACTGCGGGAGGAAGTGGGGGCGCCGAAGTGCAGTAGGTTTAGCTATGATGAAAAGAAGTCGGTAAGCCAGACGGTCGAGGAGCTCTTCGTAACTGGCAGCGTTGACACCAGAAACGACAGCGAGGAAGCCGACTACACCCAGCGTCGTATCTACAACGTCGGGGCCTACGACACCAAGACAAACATGGTGGCCAGTGTTGTTGGCACCACGGTTCCCAGTCCGAAGGACCGGCGCAACGAGTTCTTCGCTTCGTCACTTGACGAGTCCATCACCAGCATTGACAGCTTCAAGGTGGACTCTGACACGGTCAAGCGGCTAAGAGTCTTCCAGCCCAAGGGCAAGCAGTCTCCACTTGACAAGTGTATGGAGATAGGAAAGGACTTAGGTGATAACGTCACTGGCATTACTGGTCGGGACCGGATGCATGTTGCTATGGATCTGGCGTATCACAGTCTTCTTCACTTCCCACTAGATGGAAAGGTCATCACCCGGGGATGGATAGAGTTCCTTGTCGTTGGGGATACCAGAACTGGGAAGAGCGAGACTGCGCACGGGTTGGCTCAGCACTACGGTCTTGGGCATGTTATCGGTTGCGAGTCAGCCACGTTCGCTGGGCTCGTTGGCGCAGTCAAGCAGGTATCGGAAACGTGGGTGATCCAGTGGGGCGAGATCACTATCAACGACCGCAGGTTGGTTATCTTGGACGAGGTCTCGGGCCTGTCTCAAGACATCATCGGGCAGCTGAGCGACATCAGGAGCCGGGGCGTCGCACAGCTGACTAAGGCCGAGTCCCAGATGACCCGAGCTCGGTGCCGCATGATATGGGTAAGTAACGCCCGGCGTTCAAGGTCAAGCGAAGTGAACAAGATAGACGGTATAGACGTCATAGAGGATCTGATAGGCAATCCCGAGGACATCGCACGCTTCGACATAGCCATGAGCGTGGCCGGGGATGACGTTGACAACAAGACCATCAACACACCACATCGCCAGAAGGTCCCTCACGTCTACACAGCCGAGCTGTGCCGTGAGCTGGTGTTGTGGGCGTGGTCACGTACCGCCAATGATGTGAAGTGGGACACAGACGCATACGAGGCCGTCTTCAGGGCAGCTGAGTGGATGGGCAAGCGCTACGTAGACGTGCCCCCTCTTGTCCAGCGCACCAACGTTCGTGAGAAGATCGCACGTATAGCCGTGGCCTTTGCTGCCCGGACCTTCAGCACTACTGACGGTAACGACTTGGTGGTGAAGCTTGCACATGTAAGAGACGCAACCAACTTCATGGACAAGCTGTACAGCTATGAGAACTTTGGGTACTACCGGCTGAGCCAGCGCATCAAGCAGAACCGTAAGGTTGCTAGGAAGAACATCGGCAAAGTTAGGCTCTGGCTCCAAGAGAATCCTAAGCTGTTGGACTTCTTGCTCAACCGTCGTACCTCCTTCCGTGCGCAGGATATGAAGGAAATGATGGGGGTTGATGACAGCTATGTGCAGTACGTACTTGCGAGGCTGTCAGACGTCCGCATGATCGACAAGCAGATGGCTCAGATCGTAGTGACGCCTGAGCTCCACAAGTTACTAAGGGAGATGGAGAAGTCATGAACCCAGAAGACATGAAGGACAAGGTCTGTGATGTGTGCGAGGAGACCAAGCGCTTCGACAAGGTCCGCAAGATCTACAACGGAGAGGGCATCAGCTTGGTCTGCGAGACCTGCGCCGGTTCCGGTCGCATGAACGAGGTGCTCCATGCCGACAACGGATGAGCCGACCGTAGCCATCCTGGGCTGTGGGCCTGCCGGGCTCATGGCCGCTCACGCATGCGCCCTGTCCGGCGTCCGGCATGCCGTCTTCAGCAAGCCCCAGCACTCGGTTCTTGGGGGAGCGCAGTTCCTCCACTCGCCCATCCCCGGCTTGACCGACCAGCTCCCTGAGGCAGTCGTCAACTACTGCGTCATTGGTGATGCCGCCACCTATCAGGCCAAGGCCTATGGGCAGGGGCATCAGCCGTCGTTCGTCAGCTTTGACAACGTCTCCAACCGATCGACCCAGCCTGCCTGGAACTTGGTCAGTGCCTACAGCAAGTTGTGGGATGCGTACGAGAAGACAATCAACGACTTCACGGTCAAGGCCGAGCACCTGACCGATGGCACATTCGATCAGTTCGACCTGGTCATCAGCAGCATCCCGAGGCCGTTCCTGTGCAAGCAGCAGTCATCGTCTCCGGCAGATCAGATGCCCAACGGCCACGTGTTCAACTACCAGACCATCAAGATCATGCCGGGGCAGTGCTTCGTGCCCGATAGCTGGCATGGTGGGCCTTCAAACATGCACATCTTCTACAACGGCAGCCCCGGGCAGTCGTGGTACCGCTCGTGCAACCTGTGGGGCCATCGGTTCACTGAGTTCGGTGCGCACCTGTCGTTGCCTTACGACGGCATCAAGACTGCACGCAAGCCGCTGACCCATAACTGCGATTGCCATTCGGACAGCGACAAGTTGATGTTCGTCGGCAGGTACGGCAAGTGGCAGAAGGGCGTGCTGACCCATGGCGCCTTCCTCGATACCGTAGACATCTTGAACACGAGGGGGCTTGCCAAGAATGTTGTGTAGCAATTGCTCACGACCAGTGCGTCCGGTCGTTGCGTTGGACATCGACGGCACGCTGGCCCAGTATCACAAGCAGTTCGTCACCTTCGCCGCCACGTATCTCAACAGATACGACGAGCTGGTTCGCTGGCTGACCTACGACGGCGCCAAGGAAATGTCGGACTTCATGGAGTTGCCAAAGGAGACGTATCGGCAGATCAAGCTGGCGTACCGGCAGGGGGGCAACAAGAGATGGATGGAGCCGTTCAAGGAGGCCGCTGGCTTCGTCATGCTGGTACGTGAGCTCGACGTGGAGCTGTGGATCACCACGACCCGGCCATGGCAGCGGCTGGACAACATCGACCCTGACACCCAGGAATGGCTGAGGCGCAACGCCATTCTTCATCACGGCTTGATCTACGACGAGGACAAGTACCATAGGCTCGTTGAGATCGTGGGGCCTGACCGGGTCGTAGCCGTGCTGGAAGACGACTACGAGCAGTACCTCATAGCGGAGCGGCTGGGCCTCCACCCTATTCTCCGCAGGACGTCGTTCAACCGGCGTGTGCCGCTGCCGGGAAGGCCAGTGGAGGCCATGACCTTCGCCGATGCGTACGCATTGATCGAGCAGGCTGTCAACGCCTGGAAGAAGGAGAAGACAGATGCGTGAGTTCGATTGCGAGGATGCCATCAATGGCCTGGGAGGACTGGGGTTCTCGGGCCGTGTGTCGGACAACCACGACCATCACGAACACATGAAGGTACTGGCCAAGGTGATGGCCGTGTACGTGGAGCGCAACGCCAAGTACCACAACACCTGGGAGCAGTACGGAGCTCTGGCCCAGCTGGTCCGTGCTGCCCAGAAGGTCGACCGACTCATGGCCATGTGGTGGTTCGAGGAGTACCCGGGCTCGGACCCCGAGGCCAGACCGAACCGTGTTCCCCTGACGGAAGAGGATCTGGACGACGCCGAGGACGCCATCAACCATCTGATCTTCTTCATGCGCTGCGCCAGGGCCGGCAACCTGTTCGGCAGCAAGCCCGATCGGCCGCACCCTCTCCAGAAGAAGGTTCTCTTTGATGTTGGGGAGGATCCTGGTATGCCGGAGGTCACCAGGCAGCTTCGTGAAGAGATCCCACGCACATTGTACTTCTGGGAGCCGCCCAGTGAGGGTAGCTAACCAGTTCTACTGGCAAGAGTTCGCTCGATGTAAAGGCTTAGGGCCTGACGTGTTCTATCTTGATAAGGGCGGAGACGTCAATAGGGCGAAGGGCATATGCTCAACCTGTCCGGTCCGTCAGGTGTGCTATGACTATGCCCTGAACAATGAGAGGTTTGGGATATGGGGAGAGGCAAGTGCCAAGCAGCGCAAGCAGGCACGTAAGGAACTGAGAGAGGCGTCATAGTGGGACCCCACAACCTCAAGGCTTGGGACACTGGGGAAGTGAAGTCGTCCAGGGGCACGGCTATCTTCTGTTCCCTACATCATCATTCGACCTTCTCCTACTTGGACGGCTACGGCACCCCCGAGGACCACGTTCGGGCAGCAGCCGAGCTCGACATGTACGCAATGGCTCTGACTGAACACGGCAACGTGACGTCGCACGGCCAGCTCGAGAGGGCAGCTGACAAGTACAACGTCAAGCCGATCTTCGGATGCGAGTTCTACTGCGGGGACATAGGCGAAGGCGCAACCCAGAAGAAGAACCATCTGACCGTGCTAGCCGTGGACCAGGCCGGCTATCGCAACCTGCTGCGCATGATCAGTGAGGCATGGGCCAAGGGTTTCTACTACCAGCCGACCATAGACGGCGCCATGCTGAAGGAGTACAACGAAGGGCTCATCGTGATGTCGGGGTGCCAGGGTTCACTACTGGCTACGTCCCTGATCGGAGGCAAGAACATTGAGCCTGAGGACGCCAGCTACGACCGAGCTCGTGGTGTAGCCAGACGCTTCAAGGATCTGCTAGGCGACCGGTACTACCTGGAATGCCAGGCCTTCCCCGAGCTCGACAAGACCAAAGACATCAACGCCGGGTTACGGCAGATAGCTTCTGAGCTCAGCATTCCCTTAGTGGCAACGCTGGACGCTCACTACACGGCGCCGGCTGAAGGCAGGATGCAAGCCATCCTCCACAACGTACGTGCGGGACACAGGAAGACTCTCGAGCAGCTAGATCAGTCCTGGGGCTACGACGTACCGCTGTGCCCACTGAGTGATAAGGACGTCTATCAGCGGCTGCGTCATACCGGTCTGTCCAGGGTCGAAGCAGAGGGCGCCGTACGCAACACCAGGGTCATAGCAGAGCGTTGTTCGGTCCGACTGCCCAAGGTGGCCAATCTGCGCTATCCGTTGCCGCCCGGAGTGCCGGACAGTTTGACGCTGTTCCGCAAGTGGGTGAACGATGGCTGGAAGTTCCGGGGCTTTCCCACGCTCCCTCCCGCAGAACAGCGGCGCTACATCGACCAGGCCAAGTATGAGATGGCCATGATTGAGGAGAAGGACTTTGTCGACTACTTCCTCCATACCGCAGACGCCGCCGTCTATGCTAAGGATATGGGAATCCCTGTCGGCCCAGCCCGGGGGTCTGCGGCCGCTAGCCTCGTGTGCTATCTACTTCGTATTACAGAAGTCAATCCCATGCTCTTCCCTACCCTTCTGTTTGAAAGGTTCATCGACAAGAACCGCCACGACCTGCCCGATATTGATCTGGACTTCGATGATGAGCTCAGGTATCTCGTACGTGACTATCTCGCCGAGAAGTACGGGCAAGACCGAGTTGGGAACATAGGGACGTTCACTCAGTACAAGGGCAAGAACAGTCTTGACGATGTCCAGCGTGCCGCTTATCCAGATGACTGGGAGTGCAAGCGTGCGGTGGAGACTGTCAAGTCTCTACTGATAGAGCGCCGACCTGGCGACCTGCGGACCAACGCCACCATTGAAGACAGCATAGAAATGTTCCCTCAGGTTGCCGAAGTGTTTGAGAGGTATCCAGAGCTATGGCGTGCTACCGACTTGGAGGGAAACGTACGAGGTTTCAGCGTTCACGCCGCCGGACTTGTCGTTGCAAACGAACCGCTCAGCAACTTCTGCGCCATGTACGTGCGGACAGATGCAGACGGCAAGGTCAAGCTAGACGAGTCGGGCGAGCAGATGATGGTGGTAAGCCTTGACAAGATAGATGCCGAGTACATGGGTGCTATGAAAGATGACTTTCTAGGGCTGAAGACCATGGCCATGGTCCGCATAGCACTTGAGAACATTGGTATGTCTCTCAACGATCTGTACAACATTCCCCTTGACGACGAGATCACCATCGATGGCTTCCGACGGGGCGACGTCATCGGAGTCTTCCAGTACGACGGCAGGGCTACGGCTCAGGTGAACGCCGGCGTCAAGCCCGACAACTTCTTTGAGATCGCTGACATCAACGCACTGTCCCGACCTGGCCCGCTTCACTCAGGGGCTACCGGGCAGTACATCGACGTCAAGCACGGCCGAGCTGAGCCGATGCACTATCACAAGATCATTGACGACATCACGGTACACACTCAGTATCAGGTCGTCTATCAGGAACAGATCCTACAGATCGTGAGGGACCTTGGCGGATTCTCCTGGGAAGAGGCGGCCCGTATCCGCAAGATCATCAGCAAGAAGCGGGGAGAACAAGAGTTCAACACCATGCGAGCCAAGTTCAAGTCCGGAGCAGCCAAGCACGGACTCGACTCTGAAGATGCAGATCGTGTGTTTAGTATGTTGGCAACGGCAGGAGCGTACGCCTTCAATGCTGCGCATTGTGTCTCATACGGAATGCTTGCGTACTGGACCATGTGGCTCAAGCAGCATCACACAACCGCCTTCTATGTAGCTTGCCTGACCAAGTATAAGGATAAGAAGAACCGATTACTGAAGCGCTTCGAATCCAAGATCAACTACATCCTTCGTGACGCCAAGGCGCACGACATCGAGATACAACCTCTGACTCCGTACTGCGAGGCGGAGTGGAGTGTGACAGGGCCGAAGTCCATCGTGCCGGGCTTCTGTCAAGTACCGGGTATAGGCTCAAAGACAGCAGCCAACATCCTCAACACCCCTGATCTTGAAACCTGGGAAGACTTCATTCAGGTCAAGGGCATCGGAGCCAAGACGGTTGATCTGCTGTGGGACTTCGCCGAGAACCCGGACCCCTTCAACCTCAATGAGCTGGAAGAACGCATCACGCCAGTGCGCAAGCAGCTGACCCTCAAGGGCGGAGTGTGGGCCACGGACTACGAGGGCGTGTTCACAGGCGTGCCGGAGCAGTCCTATCGGCTGCCACGCCCCACCCACCGCTCCGCAGACGTGCCGTACGACAAGGGCGCCGATGAGCCTGTTGTCTGGTGCGGGGTCATCCGGGACTTCAACCTGAAGGATCTGTTCGAGCTCCACCATTCACGTACTGGTGAAGTACTGGACCCGGCTACCGTGAAGGATCCACATCTGTTCGAGTACATGGTCATGACCGGCGAGGACGAGACAGAAGTTGTCATCGTTACGGTTGACCGTTGGGCCTGGCCCAAGTGGAAAGAGGAGGTCTGGTCAATCAACTTGGATTCGGATGTGGTACTAGTACGGGGCGTCAAGAAGGGCTATCAGGCCCGACGTGCCATCTACGTAACCCATCTGTGGGTTATGCAAACAGCACAAGAAGAAGCAACGGAGGATGAAGATGTCGCTTGACAATCCCGTACCCATGAAGCCCGAAGGCGTGGCGGGTCGCATCAAGACCTACACGGAGAACCAGGTCAGCTACTCACTGTTGCGTCGGGCTATGAGGGTTGGCAACAAGGCCGAGTCTGAACTGGCCTTGACGTGTGGTCTGAGCGTGGACGTGGACGAGGTTGCCATCCTGTTCAACAACGAGAGTCAGCTGCAACAGTTCTCCAACGACATCCACCGCCAGTACGGCTGGCACATCTTCAACGTGGTGGAGTCCGGGCTGGTCAACGAGGTGGGCCTGAGGGGCAGCCACCAGCAAGACAGCTACGAGGCCACGTACGTCTTCGTGTCGCACCTGCTGGTTCCCGGCATCCGGTTGGAGCTGATGCTGGTCAGGAGTGGGCAGGCGTCCCTCCACGACGACGTCAGCGACCCCAGGATCATGCATGCCAGCTGGAAGACTCCCAGCTTGGAGGCCTACGAGTCCCACATGCGGACGCTGGACGACCAGTTGGTCCCCATCGCCAAGGAGTACGTGAGCGACTACGGCCGGTTCAGCTACTGGGGCCACGAAGCCCCGTACCTCAAGCCCCGAGTCAACCTGCGTGACCAGGCAAGCGGCTAGAAGTCCTTCATCAACACTTGCTAACTACCTACCCATACGCTACGTTGCGTGCCGACACCAAACCTTGAAAGGAAGCGCAATGACTGACACCAACGACCGGGTCGGCCCGGAGCCCACCAACTGGGACGCTCCTCCCCGACCTGTTCACGTCCAGGAGTTCAACAAGGAGCCCGCTGGGACCGACTACGCCAGCTGGGCGTTCCTGACCGGGATGGTCGGGCTGTTCCTGGGCGTGGTCGTGCCGGCCATCAACTGGTACTTCCCGCTCCTGCCGTCCGCTCTCGCTGTCGGGCTGGCCATCCACGCCATGAAGCACCACACTCCCCGCAAGGGCATGGTCTTCTTCGGCCTGGTCGGCGGCGTGCTGGGGCTGCTGTGCACCCTCGACCTGTACACGATGTACAACGACGCCATGAACCAGCTCAGCTGCGTCGAAGAGGCTCCTACCCTGGGTGCGATGGCGGAGTGTGATGGCTGACCTTCTCGTCATCGGCGCACGCCAGGATAGCATCGGCGAAGCCGTCGTGGAGCAGGCCCAGGCCAGCGGCTGGCGAGTCAACACTGTGGGGATCGAGGAAGAGGAACTCTACATCGACCTGAACAGCCAGAACCTGGAACTTGGCATGATCATGCAAGGATTGATGCTTGCTGGCTATCACGCTGTGGTCTGCACTGCCGGCATCAACGAGGAGTCGTCAATCCTGCGGCCCCTGGATCGGCGCCACATGGGCGTGAACTACCACGGCCACATGCTGGCCCTGACCCACTGGCTGCGGTACTGGGATGCTCACCCGGAGCTGCATGGCGTCGTTCCACCTGCTGCCCTGCACTGGGTCAGCGTGTCGAGCAACAGCGCACACATCGCCCGGAGCCAGTCGCTGTCCTACTGCGCCAGCAAGGCGGCTCTGTCCATGGGCATTCGCTGTGCGGCTCGTGAGATGGCCGACAAGGGACCGTACGCTATCTACGGCTACGAACCCGGCTGGGTGGACGACACACCCATGAGCGAGGATGTGGAGCGTCGCCTGGATCGTGAGGCAGGGGCGATGATGAGGGGTACCCAGCTCCACCGCATCCCTGGCGGCAACACCATGCACCGTGCGGTCCTGGCTTCGATCATCGTCGACAACCTGGCCCGAGGCACTTCTCTCAACGGCTGCATGATCCGGCTGGACGGAGGGGAGCAGTGACATGACTGTCACCCTGATCTTCATCGGCATCGGTCTCACGATCGGCACTGGCATTGCCCTTATCGCAGGGTGCGTAGCGGGATGAACGACTGGCAGCTCTGGTACTTGTTGGTGGTCCTAGTCATCACGATGATGATGGTTGGGCACAAGGGTGGCGGCGTGCTCGATATGGCCGTCGTGTACGTGTTGGTGTTCTTCGGGTTGCCGTTGGTACTAGGGTTTGCCGGGCTGTACTTCCTACTGTGCCTTCTCAGCGGCACCCCTCGTCCTCCTCGCAGTTCCCGCACGTCCGACTACGGAGAAGCGCAGCAGTAGTTCACGGGTCGTCAGAGTAAGCCGTCCACCCCCAGTGCGGCAGGCTGACAACTGGTTCGAGTCCAGACGACCCACTTAGAATGGAGAGGGGGTGGCATTAATGAGACAGATCGACACCAACGAGTTCTGATACTGCCTCCGCCGTCGGCGAGGATGGTCACGCTCCGCACTTGGGTGCCGTAGATTCATGATCTAGGGCGTGACGCTTATGAAACGCTTAGGTCTCTTAGTACTTCTTATGATTATCGGAGGTCAACTGGCTATGGCCAAGAAGCTTCGTAAGGTTGAGGTTGATCTTAGCCGCTACAACGAAGGCCCCAAGCTTCCCGAGCGCTACAACGACGGGTCGACTGGATGGCATCTCCCCAACGATGTGCCGGTCTATGGCAGGGCGCATCGCCTTCTGGGTCCCACTGCGGATGGGGAGAGTGAGGGCCTGAAAGGGTGGACGGTCGAGCTCGACGCCTGGACCTTCGGGGTGAAGGTGTTCCTGCGCATCGGCATGGACAGCACCATGAAGCTGTTCATCCAAGAGGGCGACGACAAGCCTATCAAGTTGGAGGAGTGGGACAAGTGACCTGGCAAGACTTGCTGAGCGTAGCCGGTTGGGCTGGTGTAGGCCTGTGTGGCGCCATCTGGGCCTACTCCCACATCCGTTGGGGGAACCGATGAGTCGGGTTGTTCAGTCACTAGAGGACGAGTACAGCAAGACGTTCCAGCTGTACCTGTACACTCCCAAGTGGAACTTCATCGTTAGGTTCTTCCGTTACCGCAAGTCGATGGCGTGGCTGAAGGCCATGTCTGAGACCATCAAGTGGGAGATCACTCATGGCTGAGCCCGTCAGTACCTGGCCGGTCGGCAAGCGTCCGCTCAACAGCGTACATCTCGAGCCGTGCGACGGCTGCGACCACTCGTGGCCCGAAGACAAGCTGCATCGAGTCGAGATCGGCGACAAGAAGCAGAAGCTGTGCGACGTCTGCTGCCCCAACTGCTTCGGAGGAGAAGGCAATGGCCCTGCAACCTGAACTTGAGGGCGGCACTGATGCCGAGTTCAACTACGTGCGAACCAAGCACCACATGCACTCCTTCAGGGTCCAACCCAGTAAGGAGCCTGGCGGCTACATGGCGGCGATGGTCGGGGCCAACCTGGTGCGCCCGTGGGCTACCGCCATCGTGCTGTTCGCCGAGGAGATGAACGACGGCTACCTGTATGTGTCGTGGGTGGACGAGGGCTTGCGTTCCCCCGAGCCCCCTCCGCCTGTGGATCTGTACGGGCTGGCTCTTCCGGTGGTGGACGGATGAGGGTCTCCCACAGTACATACGAGGCCATGGTCAAGGAACTACAGACCTACCGTCTGTTCTGTGCTGAGGCCTTCTGGGAGGACGTCGGCTTGGGCCTGTGGAATGACCCCAGGTTCGAGCACATCCGTGAGCAGGCCAAGGCAGACGCAGACCCCGACAACCCTGACTTCCTAGTGTGTCGTGGAGGACCGATGCAAGAGAAGATCAAGGCCACGTACTACCACACAGTCGAGCCCGGCAAGCAGTGCCAGCATCTCTGGCACTACGACTGCCCGGCAGGCTGTCACAAGCCCAAGGAGGCATAGCAATGAGCGCATGGGACGATGCAAGCGCAGACCCCAGCGACAAGAAGAACCCGTACATCAAGCCTGACCTCGACCCCTTCGAGAAGACCAAGGATGGCATTAGGAAGGCTGGGGCGGACTTCTTGTACGAGATGCAGAACTTGGGCAAGCAGGTCAGGGAAGAGGCCACTGCCGGCGTGCTCAAGTCCATGATGGCCGAGGTCGAGACGGTCCACGCTGACCGGCTTGCTGCTGCCGGCATGGGGCAAGAGCGCCTGCACCGACAGGTTCCGACCGATTGCGCTCACCTGCACGCCGAGGTGTCAGAGATCTTCGAAGCTTGGCGCAAGGGACTGACCGGCCCAGACCTGGTTCTGACCGAGGACGGCATCCGGCATGTAGCCAGTGTGGATATGGGGCCAGCCAAGCCTGTGGGTACGCACGCTGAGGCAGCTGACGTCCTCATCCGGCTGCTGGACTTCTGTAACCGCAACAACATCGACCTTCACAAGCAGTACCGGCGTGTGATGGACTACAACGCCGGTCGTGACTGGACCAAGGAGGGCAAGCGCTCATGACTTATCAGTTCCAGACAACGATCAACGGGGTCAGCATGGGCTACTCCGAGATTGACAATGAGCACTACGTCATCAAGTACAGCTTGGAGGACTGCACAGTCGGCATGAGTCGTGCTGCGATCAAGACTGCTCTCCGCAAGGGGAAGAGGGGAGACCCGAGGAAGTGTCATCTGTCGGTGGCGGTAATGGCCGACAAGACTAACGGGGTGATCGAGACAGCTTTCCTGACAACGCACACTTACTTGAGGTACGCCAGTGATCCGCAGGTCTGGAAGAAGTTCCGTAACTCAGCTGCCACCCAGCGCTTCATTCAGGGCTTCGACCGAGGTAACGAACCCCTGGCTTCTGCCGATGGCTTCGTGTATGTGGAGCTACATGCTGTCCCGCCTTCGGAGCAACCGGATAGGACGGGCGACTCCGGCTCTCAGTCCAAGAAGCGCAAGCCACCCCAGAAGACCACTCGGTTATCTCGTGTTCAGGCCGCAGCAAAGTTCTCGGAGAAGGCAAGATGACTGACAAGACCCCCAGCGATCGCTTGCGTGCGTTCGAGGACAAGATGGAACGGGAGGCCGATCCTGAGCTGCATCCCCTACCCATCAAGTGGGGCGATGCCCAGCAGTTCAACCAAGAGCTGTTCGAGGAGCCCCAGCAAGACGGAGGTGGCGTCGAGCCGAAGGTCACGCTGCTGTCCATGACTCCGGAGCCGCTCCGGGCCATCGCTGCCATGTGCGCCATGTACGAGGGCCGTGTGGTGCGTGACCTGGCCGACCTGGACGAGGACTACGTCCGGCAGAAGTGGGCCGACGTGCTGGCTACGCACCTGGACACTCCGTTGGAGGCCGTGCAACTGCACTTTCTGATCGAAGGGGTTGACCGGGCCTTCACCCACCAGTTGGTGCGGCAGCGTGTCGGGGCTGCCTACGCCCAGGAGTCGCTTCGCTTCGCTGTAGTGGAAGACCTGAAGTCTGCGACCACCCTCCCGCCCTCCCTCGCAGGCACCAAGCCTCTTGGTTTGCACGGTCCGGACGAAGGCCCCATCAGCAAAGAGCAGGACTGGCGCAACGTCTGGGAGCGTGTTCTCTCTGAGATCGACTGGGGTTACCGGCGCCTGGTGGATAGCGGGATGCCTGCGGAGGAGGCGAGGGGGCTGTTACCGCACTGCACGGCCACTCGCATCCACTACGTCACCAACCTACGTGCCCTGAGCGATCACGCCGGCAACCGGCTATGCACGCAGGCTCAGTTCCACTGGCGCCTAGTGTTCGCACAGATCATCGACGCCATCCGGAACTACATGGGTCCGGGAGCAGGGCCGTCAAGGTGGCAGTACGAGGCCATCGCCGATAGTGCGTTGTTCCGGCCGGTCTGCTTCAAGCTGGGTCGCTGTCCGTTCAAGGCGTCGTTCGACCGGGCCTGCTCCATCCGTGAGCGGGTGGATGCCAATGCTGCATTGGGGCGTCCTAGCGTGCAGTGGCACGTTGAGTCCAAGCCTCCCGAGGGCCTAGGCATCAACCCCATCCCCGCCATCCAGCCTGCCGAGTGGCTGGCCAACCCAGGGGCTGCTCGTGCCTAGCAAGTGTATCCACGATCCCGAGGAAGGATGCTGGCGTTGTTGCGTTCAGTGCGATCTCGGCGGGCACACCTGCCTTGGCTGTGGCCAGCCGATATCTCACGGCCAGTACGCCTGCGCCATCTGCCGGACTGAAGAGCAGCGGGATACTACGTACCCGCCAGCCATCTGATGGGAGACCTGCCAGATATGGACTGGCCTAGCTTCTGGGCTGGGTATGGACTGGCCTTGCTGTTGGTCGTGATCTTCATGGCCGTTACAAGTGGAGGAGAGGATTGATGAAGAAGTACCTCGTTGCGTTTGCGGTCGGCTTCGTAGCTGCCGTGATGGTCGACTACGTGAAGGGGGTGGGTGGCCATGGCAAGTGGTGGGAGTGATGACTGGCCCAAGGTACCGGACCTTGACGAAGACGTTGAGGACCCGGAGGAGGGTGTTTCCGAGTGGGTCAGCAAGCCTCCGCCCAGTCTGGCTACGGTCTTGGGTGGAGCGGTGGTGTTGCTGATCATCTGTGTGCCAGTGCTCATCCTGTGGTTGAAGCTTGTCCAAGCACTATGGAGTTGGAGTCCGTCTATCTAAGGAGAACACGTGCTGAACCGTAAGGTGATGTTGGTCGGAGTAGGGGTCGTTGGAACCCTGGCGACGTCGGAACGTGCTAGGCGATACTCGAGTCTCAGTTTGCGCTGGGCTGGCCAGAAGGGCCGTTCGGCTGTTGCGCTTGCTTTGGGGCTCAGCGGGCCTGTGGGCGCAGATCTGGCGGCTGATGGCGTGCCGTTGGTGGCGGACCTGCCGCAGGGGTTTGCAAATGCTGTCCAGCGTGGCATCGAGGGGTATGTGCCGAAGGTGTTGGTTCCGGCTGGTGCGATGGCTGTGGAACAGACCAATCCTGATGGCTGGGAGTCGGCGCTGTTCGCTGTCGAGCGGGGAATGGATGGTACGTGGGAGGACCCGAAGTTCAAGGCGCCGGCGTTCAAGACCGTTGAGGACATTCATCGGCGAGGACAGTGGGCTGAAGTTCGTGGCCCGGTCTCGCCCGCCATGGGGACCGAGGCTGTGCCCGTGGTGCCGCTCAGTTCCATCGGTGACATCCCGGACCCGTGGCCAGTTGGATCTGATGTGCCGGTCTTGCCCGTGCTGCGTCGGCCACGACGGTTCGATCGGACCTTGCGTTTCATGGAGCAGCAGACGAAGTCGGATCGGGCTATGGGTCTGCTGCATCGCAAGTGGGCGGATGACGAGGAAGGTCGGGCGGCTGTCCACATCGCCAACGATCCCGTAGGACTGCACAATGAGCTGACCCGTAGTGGGCGCATCAGGATGAAGGGACTTCCGTGGCAACAGCGAGAGCGTACGACAGGTGGGAAGATCAGGACCGCCTTTGGTCGAGCGTGGAGCTTGATCAATGGGACCCGCAACAGTTCGTAGAAGACATCCTCATCTCCCTCTGCGTTAGGAAGAAGTGGCTCGAGAAGCAGTTGGCCGATGGTATCGGTCATGAGCGGAAGGTCATGGCTTCGTGCGTTACGAGGGTCGAGACCGTCATCGCCAACTTCGAGAGGGTAGCGGATGTAGAGAGACCTGCGGAAGTGGGAGGAGGGGCCAAGTGGTGGAACGCCGGTGAGATGAAGGCGTGGCTCGAAGGCTGGCACAAGGATGGCCTGAAGCAGCTCAAGCACTTCGTCTCTATCACCCGGGCTCAGGTCGAGGCTGTGGCCCCCAAGTTGGACGATAACGTACTGCTCACTCCAGAGCAGTTCCAGGCGTCCAAGACAGCCACCAAGAGGAAGCGTATCTCTTGGGCCAACGCTCTCGCTAACTGCTTCTATATGCAGCAGCACTCAGCCCAGCTCACTTTGAACAAGTACTATATCCGGAGCCTCTCCGACTAGCGTCGCACACGGGTACAGGCATATGACGACCCTTATAAACTCTAACTTACTGAGATTGGTGTGTAGGTTGTTAAGTAGTATATGGTTTAAGACTAGATGAACTTCGAAGTCAATAACACTACAACGCCAAGTAGGAGTTCAGTCAGCTATAGGGCTCGGGGCAAAGGGCCAGTGCCTATACGTGCGTGCACACAGTAATGGAAGGCATATCGACTAGGAGGTTGTTTGTGGGAAAGTACCCGTGGGAAGACTGGATGGATGGTGATGTTCACGAAGTTGTGGACGGAGTCGACTATGACTGCGCAAGGTCCTCATTCTGCACAATGTTGAGACACAAGGCAAATGACGCTTATACCAAGGTGTCTATCGAGAATAGACTGGGTGGCAACATTCGATTCATGTTTGGGGATGACCCTGATTTCGACCGTGAAGAGAGGTCGTACCGTTGGTACAAAGGGGAGAAAGTCTATGACTGATCGGTGGAATGCAGTGCATTTGAACGAGTGCGGGCGGCAAACTGGTGGCAATTCGGCGTGCTTCTTCACTGCCTGTAGGTGCGTTTGCCATGAGTCAGATCACACTAGGGAGGAGCTCGGGGCTTACGGAGAGGGCAATGACACGGTTCATGTGACGACTGAACGCATCTCCAAGGGGTCTGATGAGGTGGCTGCCGCAGTGAGGTTTGTCAAGGAGCTCGGTCGGTACAAGGCGGCTGTTCTGCCCCCTTCTATGCCTCCTGTTCTGCTGGACTTGGTGGTTGCGGCTGACCAGGAGCGGGAGTTCGGAGTCAACTTCGGCTTCAAGACCTATGGGACTATGGAGCAGGTTCGGGAGACGGCAGAGCGGGTACGTCAGTATCTGTCGGTTGAGCTGCATCAAGAAGTGGTGGTACTCAACGGACCGTACGACCTGAATCCTGGGGCCGTGAATAGCCTTAGATCTCTTAGGTCTAACGAGAAGTGATCTACTCCGTATGGGCCATTGACCCGGGAGCTCGAACGGGATGGGCTTGGGCTGTGTGTTCTTCTCGTGAGTTACGGCGGGCCGACCCCCTCCAACTCCTTCCGCAGTTAGCAGCTCAAAGGCGCTTCACGGCGGGTGAGCTCACTAGTCCTGTGGGGTACACAGTGAAGAAGTTGGTGAAGTTGTTTGTGAAGGTTGATGCGACAGTTCAGTTGAGATGGCCTGGTTGGCAGTACCGTAAGGTGCTTGTTAAGGAAGGATTCCTTGACGGACCTCGAGCGAAAAGTTCGAACAAGCTACTTCCGAGTAGGGTCAATGCGGCACTAGATCAGGCTGTTGGTTCGTGGTTCGATGAGACACATGAACAGATGCCTTCCGCCAAGGCTGTAGTCTCGGATGATCGTCTCAAGAGGCACGGGCTGTGGCTTCCTGGGAAGCCTCATGCCATGGATGGGGTTCGTCATCTGACGGTTCGCTTGCGTATGCTCTCGCAGTGAGGTAGGGTGTTCACATGGCCCATCTCCACCCGCATGATTCAGAAGAGCGTGACTTCTCCCGAGGCCCCGGCCTGTGGGACGGCGGCGAGGGCGTGTGTTGCGCAGCCTTCCAGCTCGGGGCCTGCTCGCACACAGAGGTTGACGACATGGACGACGAGCCCATTGACTGGAACGATCCGGAGTTTGATCATCTCCGCTTGGACGACGAGCTCTTCTAACCTCGCTCCCGTCTCTCACGTCAAGCCGGCGTAAGTCCAAGCCCCTGGCTATCTCTCCTGGTCAGGGGCTTCGTCATGTCCGCCATTGCGTTCCTCGGTAGCCACCGGTAGGCTGCCGCACGACCCCGGAGGGTGGGCGAACACATCCACTCTGCGGCGGCTGTGAAGCTGACCTTCCGGGGTCCCTCGTACGTAGGAGCGCTCGTGCCCGATCCTTATCCCCCGTCAGAATTCGGTGGCAAGTCTGGACCCAACGGGTTCCAGCCTGTACCGCCCGCCGTGATGTCTGCAAACGACAAGTTGAGGGCGCTGTACACGACCGGTAGTGAGACGGGCACGGAGCCTCTGGACGGCGGGGTTGCCTTCACCGGACTGTTGCCCGAGGCCGAGCAGCGGGCCATCCGTGAGGCCGAAGGTGTGTTCGAGAAGGGGCAGTACGACCCCTTCAAAGAGGTCTAGATGGGCAACAGTAGAGGCAGCACCTTGAACCCGGCACGTCCTCGGGCAAGGGCCGGCAGCATGCCCAAGTTGAGGAAGGGCAAGGATGGTAGGCCCCGGGCCACCATCACTCTTGGTGTCCATCAGACGGCCCTTCTGCTAGGTGAGGAAGACCTGTCCACCTGGGACATGGAAGAGCTGCGTCAGGGCCGACGCAGGGACAGCAAGGGCAACTTCAGTGGGCGTCCTCCCAAGGTCATAGCCAGGCCGGTCTATCTCGAGCTGGTCCGTAGGATCCTCGATGAAGCGAACCTGGCCATCCTCGACCTGGTCATGCCGGCTATCGTCCAGCTGGGCGCCATCATTGAGGGCGGGGCCATTGACAAGGAAGACTCAATCCGGCTCAAGGCCATTCAGGAAGTCCTCAACCGTGTGCTGGGTCGGCCTGAGCAGAAGGTCGCAGTGAGCTCGGAGCAGCGTCCTTACCAGAAGGTCGAACGGTCCATCGTTGATCGTGACCTCGGTGAATACGAAGACGAGAAGATCATTGAAGTCGAGTCCTCGGAGGCCTGATGCTGACTGGCTCTGACCACTTCATCCACTACGTCTTGCCCGGTGATACCAACGACTGGGACGTGATGGACACCCGGACCAAGACCATCGTGGCCACGTTCGCAACCCAGGCGTTGGCAGCAGCCGATGCGATAGCTCGTAACCGTGTAGCAGCAGGTCTGTAGGAGGACCCAGATGGCCGATCTTGTAGTCACGGACCCTAACAACGTGAACCTTGGTGTCGTGCCGACATCCAACGTTCTGACGGCAGGAGACAGGTTTGCTGCTGAGCATGGCGCTCGGTACCTCCTGCGCATCAACAACGGCAACGCAGCGCCATCGTTGGTGGTAGTGGATGATCCAGTCTCACAGGCTCCGGCGGGCTCCGGCACGTTCGTTCCAGACGTGGACATGACTGTTGTGAACGCAACGGTTCGCACCATGATCCTGGACGCCAACCGCTTCCGTGATGCCAACGGCTGGATCAACTTCACAGCTGTCCCGTTCGCCACCGTGTCGGCGGAGATCTACAAGCTGTGACTACTGCTTGGAACCACCAAACGCAAATAGCGGATGAGCAGGGCTTAGTGGCCGGGTTCACGCCAACAGCCTTTGGCAATTCCATGATCCACTTCGGTGGATGGGCCGAGGCTATTCCCAATGGTGACCCGAATGGCATCGGTACCAGCGAGACCGAAGTTCCGGGTCAGACCGTCTATTCCGTTCTGCTCCCTAGTGCCGGCACTTCAACGGAGCATGATTCAGGGACAGATACCGACTATGGGAGAACCTACTTCTTGGCAACGCCGGGTAGTCAGGTTCGTATTCATACCTTTGTCGTTTACTGATCCTGACGACGAACCAGTCGGAGACCGAGAGACAGTTACATTCGGATTCTGTAAGGAGATCTAGATGGCCAACGTCATGCCCAACATCGCCAAGGGTCGAGCCGTCGAGCTCTACATGCGGGTGGACCTGAACGATCCCGGCACTGCACGGTTCGTGTGGGTCATGTTCAGCGGGGTCGAGACCGATGCTGTGCTGGCCGACGTCGACACGCTGACGGCTGCGATCGCCACGACCCTCAACGAGATCGCCAACACGGGCTACGCCAGGGTGATCCAGACCGACGCCGACACGGCCACGGCCTCCCCGGACGACACGAACAACCGCTTCGACCTGGACCTGCCCGACCCCAACTTCGGCCCGATCCAGACCGGCGCCGTGACAGCGTCCACGAGGGTGGGTCTGTTCTACGACCCCAACGCAGGTGGCGGAGACGGTGCGATGGTGCCGGTCGGCTTCTGGGACTACGCCACGACGTTCGACACGTCCAACGTGATCCCAACCATCGACGCTGCCGGGTTCTTCAGGGCGTCGTAGTCTCAGGTGGCCGCTATCGTTCAGGCCTCTGTTGAGACAGTCCTCAACACCCCGGCCACGAACCACAACCTCAACACGCCAGCTACGTTGGATGGTGAGCGCCTACTAGCACAAGCCGTCACGGGCAAGAACAACTTGTCTCCGGGTACGACCTGGCCAGCTGGATGGATCGAGCTCGTTGATCTGGTGGCGAACATCGCTGTTGAGGGCACGGGCGTCACGCAATCTTGGGCGTACCGTGACTTCCCTGTAGGCGCTGCTGCCGGCACTGTCAACGCACAGACGGTGAACAACTGCACGTGCGTAGGTGTCGTGCTGAGGATAAGCGGCCATGATCCCGCCACGCCACCGGAAGCCTCTATCATATCTGGCCCTGACTCGCCGAACCTTATTACGAGCTGGGGTGCCGAGTCGACGCTGTTCGGGGCGGGGTACAGCAGCAACGAAGATCCCTTCCCCGGGCCGGTCTATCCGCTGCCGGACAACCAGCATCAGGTTGATGGCAGCCAGCTGAGGGCGTTCAGCTGTACCCAGGTGGTCAGCGGTGCCAGCTTGGATCCCGCTGCGTGGCAGGGTGGCGGAGCGGAGTTCTCGGGTCGTGTGTCGGTTACATGGGCCGTTCGTGGGGCAGCTGCCGGCGTGGACCTTGAGCAGCTGACAGAAGCTGACGCTGTCCAGGCAGTCACGACACGGAAGTCCAAGGTCGCTGCGCAGCTGTCGGAGCTGGACACGATCACGGCGCTTACGGTCTTCAAGACTCAGCTGGTGGCGCAGTTAGCCGAGGCAGACGAGGTGTTGGCCTTCGCTGGTGGCGTGAAGACAATGCCGCTAGGAGCTGCGCTTCAAGAACTTGACGCACTAGGCGGGCTGGGAGAGGCTTCCCCTGTCCTCCTGCAGGGGTTGGAGCTCGACGAGATACTGCCTCTAGTGGGCGGGGTGAAGTCCAAGCCGCTAGCGCAGCTGACGACTCTCGATGCACTTCAGGCGCTGACTGCCGTCAAGCGCCAAGCAGTGGCGATGCTGTTCGAGTCGGACACACTGGGCGACATCGGGGTTCAGCAGATCCTCGGTATCCTCATAGAGACCGATGTGCTTCTGCCGTTGCTGGGTGGCGCCCCTCTCCCGGATGACGCTCATGCAACCTCCGTCAGCGGACTATCGCCAGGCACGGTCATCGGGGCTCCGGGCCTGCGCATGGTGGCATCTGCTTCCAGCCTGACCGGGTTGCGGACGACAGATACAACTTCGGGATTGGAGCTCTGATGCTTACCATATTCGCCGAGTCGGAAGACTCATATCGCCAGTTGGTGCAGACCAACTTCGACACGACGCCATACGCCATCGAGTACGCCTTCGTGAGGAAGGACGGCTCTCAGGTGCTGGGCTGGCTGGCCGGCATCTGGGAGGGCATCAGCGACCATACCGAGCTCTCCGTGTGGCAGCGCTACAGCCTTACGCCCAAGATCGGCCCGGACGTGGGGGATACGGCGCTGGCCGTGGGCGACTGGAACTGCTACGGCCGTATCAACGAGAGGGTGTTCTTCGTTGATGAAATCGAGGTCAAGTCCGCTGGGGTGCCGGCATGAGCACGACCACCTACTTCGAGCCTCAAGCTGGCATGGCGCTTCGTGATGTCCGGCGTGCCGAGATCTTCCTCGTGGGAACTGACGGGGCCAAGGTGGTGGGCGAACACATCCCTACCGGCGCAACCATCCAAGGTAGTCGGTGGAGGGACATCTTCAGCGACGCTCCAGAATGGCGGATGGACCTTGAGCCGAACACGGAGATCAGTCCGGCTGGTACCAAGTGGGCTCGTGATCTGACGGGGTCGGGTGTCAGCGCAGCGGACCCGCCCATCTACTTCGACGTCATTGCGTCAGCCACGGCTCAGAACGTGAACGCCCACCTGACGCCGGCCCCCACTGACGTACCGGACTCGCTGCTGAGCGCACACATCGTGCGGACGCATAAGAAGTTCGTCAAGGTGCCGGATGGCTGGGGTGAGAACTGGTTCCAAGAACGGGCCTTGGCTGGGTCCAAGATCGTGGGCGTGGACTTCTGGGGAGACAGCATCGGGGCTCAGGGACTGGGGACTACGGACCTGCGCCTGAACAGCGTCCCGGGGCGCACAGAGGCCGCTCTGCAGGCTGCGTTCGGGGACGGTGGCTCCGGGTACCTGACTTACGAGCACAGCGACGCAGGGACCCGTACGGGCACCTATGTGGCTGAGGTGGGGTTCGGTGGTGGGGCGAACCGTACATCCGGCGCAGCGTCCATGCGCTGGCTGTTGGTGCGAGGCACGACCATCCGTCTGTTCTTCAAGAACGCTGGGGTGACGGGTGTCCAACGCTGGCGCATCGACGGAGGTGGATGGCGCAGCGTCACGACCCCGCATGTCTTCGGCATCGACCCGGCCAGCGATGACGTCACGGGTCTCAGCGACACGGCGCATCTCGTGGAGTGGGAGTGGGTGTCGGGCACGGTAGCCGTGTGCGGCATCTACGCTGAGCGGGCGACCGGTATCAACGTCAGGCGCTTCGGCGTCAATGGCCGTGCCGCTTGCCAGTACTCTCTCGGGGTCATCGAGAAGCGCAGGATCGGCACGACGAATGCCAGCCCGACTGTCACGTCGAACCCTGGGTTCTTCCGAGCTGACATGGTGGGCAAGTACATCAGCTGCAACAACCTGCCGGCGTCGTGCCTGATCACTGCTGTGGGCAGCTCCACGTCCCTCACGGTCAATCAGAACGCCAATGCGACCAGCACGGTTGATGCGGACTTCTGCCAGTACGACACGTTCGGCTCCGTGGTGCCGATGCGTACCACCAACTTCTTTCCCTTCCTGAACGTTGCAGGCATGGGCATGCCAGCGCTGATCGTGATGTGCATCGGCGCCAACGACGCCATCCATGCATCTTCCAACCCGGAGTTCATGGAGCACGGGCTGAGCTCGATCCTGAAGCCCTACTACAACGGATCGACCTTCGCAGCGCAACCGTCTGTTGCATTCATCGTCGAGCACCAGGGCAACTGGTTCGATGTCACGGGCATCTGGCCCATCATGGCCAGCAACCTGGCTCGCACTGCGGAGGGAATGGGGGCCGTGTTGGTGGACGCTTGGGGCATCGGCCGTCGCAGTCATGAATGGGCCAGTCTCCAAGGCTGGTTCGCTGACGACATCCATCCGAACGATCTGGGTGTTCAGCAGATGTACAGCACGCCGCTGTTGTCTGCGTTGATGCTGGACGCTGCCTGATATGAACGCCGCTGCCGTCGAGACCAGTATCAGCATGAGGTCGGTCTTCGACCTGTGCGGATACACGCCCCACATGGGCCAACGTCCGGTCCATCGCAGCGAAGCACGGCATCGCTGGGGCGCAATGGGTCGGCGTATGGGGAAGTCCGTCATCGGCGGCCACGAGACCACGGTTGAGGCTCTGAGGGCCGAGGACCTGGCCGAGTGGCTTCGTGAACAGGGCAAGCGCAGCGAGATATGGATCGTTGGGCCGGAGTACACGGACAGCGAGAAGGAGTTCCGGGTACTGTGGAATGATGCCAAGCGTCTCGAGTTGCCACTGGACAAGCCGGGCAGCTACTACACAGAACATGGCGATATGATCCTGTCGCTGTGGGATGGGGCCTTCAAGGTCATCGGCAAGTCCGCCAAGTACCCATCCACCTTGGTCGGCGAGGGCCTGATGGGCGTGATCCTGTCCGAAGGCGCCAAGCTGAAGGAGTCCGTGTGGATCAAGTACCTGCGACCCACTCTTGCGGACTGGCGTGGCTGGTCGCTGGCGCTGTCAACCCCTGAAGGCAAGAACTGGTTCTATCGCAACTGGCAGAAGGGCCAAGACCCGGCGTTCCCTGACTGGGAGTCCTGGCGGATGCCGTCGTGGTGGAACACCATCGTGTTCCCAGGTGGCAAGGACGATCCTGAGATCATCGACATGTGCGCCGACATGTCGGAGATGAAGGCGCTTCAGGAGATCCATGCCTCATTCACTGATTACGTGGGTCTCGTATTCAAGGACTTCGACGAGGAGATCCACGTAGCAGACGTGAAGTACAGGGAAGACCTGCCGATCTACATCTGCTGCGATTTCGGATGGACCAACCCGTTCGTGTGCCTGGCCATTCAGATCGACGTGTGGGACAACGTCTACGTGCTGGGCGAGTATAGGGTCATGGAACGGGACATCAACGACATCGCCAGTGACCTTGACAACATCCCGATGATGCGCAACGCAATCACACTGTTCCCGGACCCCGCCGACCCCTCCTCTGCGCAGGTCCTCGGCAAGAAGCTGAAGTGCAGGGTCAACGGAGATACCGGCGGCGAGAAGAAGTTCAGGCTCGAGTACATCCGCAAGCACCTGAAGTTGCAGCCCGAGCACTTGGATGATAGCCATCCCGAGAAGCTCCCCAAGCTGTTCATTGACAGGGGGTGCGGTGAGCTCATTCGGGAAATGCTGGACTATCGATATCCCGAGAACAAGAACGAAGAGAAGCCCAACAAGGAAGAGCCAATGGACATTGACGACCACGGTCCGGAGGCGATGGGTAGGTTCTTCCGGGGCTACTTCGGTCCGCCAGTCGGGCCAGAAACCAGGGGTCGAGCTCGTGTTGCCGGTAGCAGTGTGAGCCGACGAAGCAGAAGGGCAGCCTAGTGCAGTCAGACTTTCATCCATACAGCACTGCCGAGCCGCTGTTCACTGGTAGCGCCCCGTCGTGGCTGATGGACAAGCAAGAGCAGATGCGCATCATGTCGTACATGCTGTACGAGCAGATCTACTGGTCTGTGCCAGCTGCGTTCAAACTGATCGAACGTGTGGATGCCAAGCCGATCTACATCCCTGCTGGCAAGGTCATTGTAGAGACTCTCCATCGCCACATGGGAAACGACATGTCTGTGATATGCGACCCTGCCATCGGGACAGCATCTGAGCAGAAGACAGCGCTTGAGCTCATGGCGCTGTTCAGCAAGCGTGAGGCCCTGATCGGCAAGTTCAACTCCAACCGGCGCTATGGCATCATGCGTGGGGACTGGGCGTTCATGCTGTCTGCGGAGGCGGAGAGGGAGGAAGGCTCACGGGTCAGCATCACGTCTGTTGATCCAGGCGCCCTGTTCCCGATCTACAAGATCGACGAAGAGTCCGGCATTGAAGACTTCGACGTTGTGATCGGCTGGCACATCGTTGAGCAGTACCTGGACCCAGCGTTGGGGGAGGGCAAGGCGTTCATCAAGCGCACGACCTTCCGCAAGGCGACCGGTACCGGAGGACCCAGCCCGATCACGTACAGCGTCATGGTGTTCGAGCCTGACGATTGGGGCGGTCCTGCTATGGAAGGCGACGGCAGCCCGCTTGTGACTCTCATCCCTGAGGTGTCTCTTCCCGCCCCCATCGACCAGCTCCCCATCTACGTGATCCCCAACTTCGACGAGCCCGGCAACCTGTGGGGCAGCTCGGAGATGCGTGGCATTGAGCGCTTGCTGACTGCCATCAATCAGTCAATCAGTGACGAAGACATGGAGCTCTTGATGACGGGGCTCGGGGTCTATGCGACCAACGCCGGCGTTCCCGTTGATGATGCAGGCCAGGAGAAGGGTTGGGACCTGGGACCCGGCCGAGTGGTGGAGCTGCCGGGTACTGAGGGCGTGGAGTTCAAGCGTGTCACTGGCGTCCAGACCGTGGAACCGATGCAGGGGCACCTTTCCTATCTCCATGAGCAGCTTGATCTCTCCTCCGTCTCTCCCGCAGTGGCGAAGGGCAATGTGGAAGTTGAGGCTGCTGAGTCGGGGGTGGCCCTAGCCATCAAGTACGGCCCACTGATCTCGCACGCCATGGAGCGTGAGCAGGTCGTGAAGGACAGGATGACCCATCTGTTCTACGGGCTTGCTCGGTGGCAGGTGGCATACGAGGGCAGTTCGTACAGCGCTATGATGAACGTGTCAATGATGCCGCTGTTCGGACCCAAGATCCCGGAGAACAAGCAGCAGTCGTTCGACAACGTGATGAAGATGCTCGCTGGCAAGGTCATCGACCTGGCTACCGGCTGGGACATGCTTCGCAAGCTGGGCTACGAGCTCCCTGACAACGCAACACTGCTGGGCGGCATAGAGGATCAGCTCACCATGGAAGCGGACGTTATGGCCAGTCGCATCAACGGTGAGGTAGATCAAGACGTCGAAGACGCCCCTGAGGACGTCGAGTAATGGCTGTGCCGGCAGAGGAGCTGGCACGCTCACAGGGCCTTGTACAGCCCCTCAGGATCACTGAGGGCATCACCCGGTCAGAACTGGCCGCAACGCTGCGTGCGGCCGCACAGGAGGCCGGTGAGCGGCTGCTGTTCGCCTTGGCCAACAACCGACTGACGGAAGCCGCACAGCTACAGGCATCGATCGACAGCCTCGGTTCTCTATCGCAATCCATGTGGGGTCAGATCGGCGGACAGACCCGGGCCGGCATCTACAACGCCAGTGAGCTGGCAGCCAATCACCAGATGGACCGTGAGTACTTGATGGGCATGCCCTTCAATGCGATAGGGCAGTACGCCGATGATATGTACTTCAGCGCCTTCCAGTCGGCCGAGGACATCATCAGCCGCCGGACCAACGGGTTCGCTCTGCAGGATCGTATCTACCGCAACGGCCAGGCCACTACGATGCAGGTCGGCAAGATCGTCGAGCAATCGCTGGCGCTACAGCAGTCGGCCCGGCAGATAGCAGCGAAGGTCAAGCAGTTCTACAGCCCCAACGTGCCAGGCGGAGCCAGCTACGCAGCCATGCGCCTTGGCCGCACTGAGATCAACAACGCCCATCACGACACTACCATAAGGCTGACAGAGGATAAGCCGTGGGTGAACGGCTACAAGTGGAACCTGTCCGGCAGCCATCCCCGCCCTGACATCTGCAACATCTACGCCGAGCGCAACTCCGGCCTGTTCACCAAGAAGACCGTGCCGTCGAAGCCGCACCCTCAGTGCCTGTGCTATCTGACGGTTGAGATGGACGACCCGGACGAGTTCCAACGTCGCATGACCAAGGGCGAGTACGACGACACCTTCGATGAGCTCGGCGTGACCTGCTAATGGAGAGCCTCGGTTCGTGCGTACTGGCGAACGACAACCCGTTCAGAGGCCAGGCTGGCGACATCTTCCAGCGTCGCATCAATGGAGAGTCTTGGGCCAACATCGCCAAAGCATACGAGTTGGGGTCTCCTGCTGCCGCTCGTAACCTGTTCAAGAAACTGACGGGGGTCAGTGACTTCAAGATCAAAGGCCCTGAGCTCATCAAGCTAGCCAAGGGCGGCGTGCCGACGCCACCGAAGGTCATCAAGGCGAAGAAGCTGGGCGACCCCAAACCGGCCGATGAGATCGCAGATCTCGTTACGTTCAGCGACAAGATCTACAAGCCAGTTATTCCTTCTCCGGGGAGCTACGAGGGGATAGTCGAGCTCTACAAGTCGGGGTACGGCTATCTAGATATCTCCAAGTTCCAAGGCATACCTATCAACAAGGTGGATGAAGTAGTTCGTCATCACCTCTTGGCCAAGAACAACGGCAACGTTTGGAAGGCTTGGAAAGAGAAGCCAAATAGTGAGCACTTGACCAATGACTTGAGGGCCACTGTTCACAAGGCCCGCAAACAAGGTCTTGAAGTTGACGAGATAGTAAAGCACATGGGTATAGATGAGGGTGTTGTTGATGACATCCTTAAGGGTAAGTTCAATCCTTTGCCTCCTCAGGTCAAGTTCGTACCTAAGCCCATCAAGCCGGCTGCCCCAAAGGAACCACCCAAGAACATCAATAACCCGACCACATCCAAGGTCGGAAAGAAGCTTGAGGCCAACTTCGACGAGTTCCCCAAGGCCACCAATGAACTTCTCGACAGGATACACAGTCCCAGTCAACTTCCTCCAGTAACTAGGGTGGCGGTTGAGCACTACACTGGGAGCACCTATCGTGACATCAACGGCGCTTTGAGGGGAAAGAGCGAGCGCACAACGAGAGTCAACACCCTCATCAACGGCATGGACAGGGCCATGACGCCTCTCAAGCAGAACATCTCCCTTACAAGAGGGATGAACAAGCAGGGTTTGCAGATGGGGGAGATCTCAGGCGATGCAGTGCTTGCTTTGAAGGGTAAAGTGATAAGCGACCCCGGTTACCTTAGTACTTCCACCAAGCCGGTCTTCGGTGGTGGCGGCGTCCGCATGAACCTTGAGGTGCCTGCGGGAGCGAAGGGAGTGTGGGCCAAGCCCCTCAGTCTTCATGGCGAGACTGAAAGCGAGTTCATTCTGGCCAGGGATACTCGCATCATGATCACGGCCATTGAACGCACAGACAAGGGTACATTCTCGGAAACCTGGACCGTCGTAGGGAGGGTCATAGTATGAGCAATCCAGAGACGCCATCGCCATTGTCAGTCGACCCTCAGTTTGAGGTCGTGGGCATTTGCCATCAGTGCGTGCATCAATACGAGTCGAATCCGTTCAAATGCTCGGCGTTTCCTGAGGGCATTCCAACTGAGATCCTCGTTGGTGACTTCATCCATACCGTGCCGTATCCTGGGGACGATGGCATTCAATACAAGCGGAAGGACGGCCAGATCTAGCCGAACTACCAGGTAAAGGACCACGGTTGCATTCTGCGTACGCAGGGCGTACGCTTACCCGCACTCGGGCTAGGCGCCCGGAAAGGAACACCATGTCAGTTTGGGCCGACAGTCTCCTCCAAGGCGAGGCAGACGATGATGTCCTAGCGGACCTCCGGCGGCTGTTCCCTCTCCTCTTCTCCGCAGTCATGGCTGCGGATGACGACGATGACGGCACAGACGAGGACGAGTCCGATGACACGGACGAAGACGACGACGACGACGAAGACGACGCTGATCAGGATGACAGCGACGAGGACGACGCCGACGACGATGATGAAGACGAGGACAAGTCCAAGAGCAAGACGAAGAAGAAGGTTGATCCCCTTCTTCGCCAGGCCAGGGACGACGCCGCTCGCCGCCGGGTACAGCTCAGAGAGTCCCGGGAGATCATCAAGCAGCGAGACGCAACGATCAAGGATCTTCAGGACAAGAGCAAGCCCGCCGACAAGAAGGTGGCAGCTCGCCTGAAGGAGCTGGAAGAGCTCACGGTCAAGCAGGCTGACGAGCTCAACGGCTACCGTCTCGAGAAGGAAGTGGTCAAGCTGGCTGCCGCCAACAAGGTGGATGACGCCGACATGCTGGGCTACTATCTCGACAAGGCCAAGATCGTCCTCGACGAGGATGGTGAATGGCCGGACGACGTCAACGACAAGATCAAGCGTCTCAAGAAGCAACATCCTGCCTTGGTTGCCAGGGGCAACGGCAAGGAAGACGATACGGATGGCGACGAGGAAGACTCGAAGCCTTCAGTCTCTGCAACCGGCAAGGGCCGGCGTCGCACCAAGAAGGTGGACAAGCAGGGATTGGCCAAGAAGTACCCGGCTCTGGCCGGGCGCATCTAGCCGTATCCACCGTTAGCCCTACAACCGAAGGAGAAGTACCTTGGCAAGGTACGACAAGTACGATCCCATCAACGGTGGGTTCCGTGCTCCGATCGCAGCTGACCTGACGCTCGCTGCGTTCACGGCATTGCAGACCGGGAACCCGGTCGGATGCACGCTGAACAGCAGCGGTCTGGTCGTTGTCGGTGGCCCGGCCAGCCCGCTTGGGGATGGAGACATCTGTGGTCTTCTGGTCATCACCAGGACCATGCGTGCAGGCCAGATCGTCGACCTCATGACAGATGGCGAGATCGTGGAGATGGCCGGTCAGGTCGCAGGAGATACCGTGTGGATCGCCAACACCACGGGTCTTCTGGACTCAACACCCCCTGTCCTCGGCTCCAACAAAGTCCGAGCTGGTCGGGTGGTCGAGGCCACTCGCCTGATCGTCCGCCTTCAGACCGTGCAGGGTGGTGCGTGATGAACCCCGTCACAGTCGACAAGGGTCCCATCTACCTTCCCGACCTGGCCCAGTTCCACAAGCCCGTGGCCAATGGTCCGGTCTTCGACCTGCGTTCGGCGTTCGCTCAGGTGGTCGCCGATGTCACGATGCAGGCCCGGGGCTACAACACCGAGGGCGACGTCCTCACACAGACCATCGACGGTCGTGATCTCAACGAGATGTGGCGTGAGTTCTCCGACATGCTCGGGTTCTGGAACGCCGCTCGTTCCACCATCGTCGAGGCCCTGACGTTCCCGGTGGTCGAACCCATCGAGGAAGTGCCGCAGGGGTCGGGCGACGACTTCGAGCGGGCGTCGGAGTTCGGCGTTCCGAAGTCCATCCGTGGCGGGGCCTTCTTCCAGATGGCCTACGACTTCGAGTTCTACGACCTGGCCATTCGCTTCACTTGGAAGTATCTGGCTGAGGCTCGGGGCTCCCAGGTCGACTCGCTGGCCAACATGGCTCTCGAAGCCGACAACCGGCTGACCTTCAGCGCCACTCTGAGGGCCATCTTCAACAAGGCCACTCGAACGGCCGACATCCGGAACCAGGCGTACAACGTGTACGCCTTCTACAACGGTGATGCGACGATCCCGCCCAAGTGGAAGAACACCACTCACGCCGGCTCGCACGACCACTACCTGACGACGAACCACGCTGCCAGCGGTGCGCCATCCAACCTCCTTGCCTCGACTGACGTCGATGCCATGGAGGAGCACCTGAAGCATCACGGCTACGGGCGTCAGTCCGGATCCACGCTGGTCCTGATGGTCAACTCGGTCCAGCTGGCCGTCATGCGTCAGTGGCGAGTGGCCACGGGTGCTTCGTACGACTTCATCCCTGCCGCTGGCCAGCCGCCATGGCTGCTGCCGTCGAACACGGGTGGCGTCGTCATCCCCCAGGGCGCCGGCATCCCGTCGCAGGTCGGTGGCATGCAGGTGGCCGGTCGGTACGGCTCCTGGCTGGTCGTCGAGGAGGACTACATCCCCATCGGCTACCTGTTCGGCTTCGCCACGGGTGGGGCCAACAACGCCACGAACCCGGTCGGCTTCCGTGAGCATCAGAACAGCGCTCTGCGGGGCCTTCAGCTCGTCAAGGGTCGTGAGCCGGACTACCCGCTCATCGACAGCTACTACCGACGAGGGTTCGGCACGGGCGTTCGTCACCGAGGTGCGGGCGTCGTCATGCAGGTGGTCAACAGCGCCACCTACGTCATCCCGACCGACTACGCCTGATCGGAGATCTGACATGGCAGACCTGGCAGAAGAGCTCGCAGCCAAGCGCTACGAGGACATGACGGAGAAGGAGCTGGTCTATCTCAAGGACCACTGCCTCCTCCCGCTCGACGAGGAGATGAAGTACTTCAAGTCCGACCCTCAGGGCGGGCGTACGGTCTTCCTCCCCGAGGGCTTCGTCAACACGGGTGACATGGGCACCAAGAACAGCGGGTTCGCCAGCGGGCTTCAGCCCGAGGGTGTCGACCTGTCCGGCATCGACCGGGCCGAGGAGGCGGAACGCAAGGTCGAGGAGATGCGCCAGCAGTTGGCGCAGACCGAGGCTGAGCGGGATGCTCTGCTCGCCGCCAACGAGGCCGAAGAGGAGGAGGACGACGACGACCGTCCGTACGACGAGTACACGGTCGCCGAGCTCCACGGCTTCATCGACGAACGCAACGCCGCACGTGCGGACGAGGGTCTCGATCCCCTCCCCAAGCCCCGTAGCAAGGGCGAGACCATCGAAGTTCTCGAAGAGGACGACGAGACCGAGTAGTCCACCATGGCGACGGCTGGCGAGATCACGGAAGTCAGGGAGAACACGAACGAGCCGACTTCGGTCGACTTCACCGATGAGCGTATCGGTGACTTCGTGGACGACTTGGCTTCCGTGAACCTTGCCAGCGCCAAGGTTTGGGAGAAGAAAGCAGCTGCGTACGCCGACCTGGCCAACGTCACGGAGGCCGGCGCCAGGCGTGAGATGGAAGCCCTGTACGACCACGCCATCAAGCAGGCGGCGTACTGGAAGTCGAAGCACGGAGACACCCTCCCCGAGGCTGATGTCAAGGGTCGAGCCAAGGTCCATATCATCGCTAGGACCGTTTGATGGGTTCGGCTGAGTCGGCAACCCTGAAGTCCACTCAGGCCTTCATCGACGAGAACGCATTTGACTTCGTGTTCCGTCGTCCTACCTGGGAGAACACAGAGGCCGGAGGACGTCGCAAGAACGGCCCGCCCACCACTCTCCCTCCGCAGACCGGTCGCTTCGTAGAGTCCGGACTGTCTGGCGACAGGTCGGCACGAACTCTGCCTGACGGTCGTGTCGTCAACGTCTACGCAACCATTGTTCTGATGCCAGATATGGACGTTGAGATGCTGGACTTGACGACCTACAAGGGCCAGCAATACGAGGTTGTAAGTGTGCGGGGTCGCTGGGCGACTGATGCAGAGGTCGCCAAGCATGCCTCGCACTAAGGTCAAGTGGATCAACCCCCTCAGCCGCAACATCATGGTTGGGGAGAAGACCCTTCGCCATGCTGTCTGGACGTCTATCCAGAAGGGCGCCATTGAGGGTCAGAACCACATGCGTACGAATGCACCGTGGACTGATCGTACCGGCAACGCTCGCCAGGGTCTGTTCGGCCGTGCCTTCCGGAACGGCAAGAACGGCTACACCATCGTTTACTACGGTACGGTGCCGTATCAGATCTGGCTCGAGGTTGCAAACAGCGGCACCTACAAGATCATCGAGCCGACGTTGCAGATCATGGGGCCGAAGGTCATGTCCGATCTTCGCAGCATCATGGGCGGCATGAGGGTGGTCGGCTGATGTCGGATGCTGCTTGGGACGTGTTCCTCTACCAGAAGCTGACGAACACTGGTGTTCTGGTCGATCTGGTCGGCGGCATCGACAACATCTACGGTCCGGGCCGGCTGGAAGGTCCGCCCGACACCAAGCCCTTCATCGTGATACGCCAAGAGGCCGAGGTGCCTGCCAGCATCCCGAGCCGTAGCGTGTCCAACTGGTCCGTGTACGCCCACGATGACCCAGGTGACTACATGCGCATTGGGGACGCTCTGCGTGCCGTACGGGCAGCTCTGGCCCCGGATGCGCAAGGGCTGGGGCAGCACCCGGGCGGCATATGCCGATGGGCGGGCGACTCGGCCAACCTAAGCGACGAAGTAAACCGTACGATCTGCCGTTACGGGTCGTACCAGTTCATCGGAAAGGACGGTCCCGAGTGACCGAGTATCGCTATACCGGTCGAGGCCGGCGAACCATCTCCGAAAGCGACTTCGCCAAGCTGGGCGTGGACGTCGAGGGCGGCATCAACGTCTCCGAGGGCGAGACTGTGGAGCTGCCTGATGAGGTGGCCGATCTTCTGATCGGCATGCGTGAGCCTCTGGAGAAGGTGGAGCCGCCCGCCGACGTCGACAAGCCGGACGATCCGGAAGGTGCCGTTGACAACCCGGCCGAGCCGCAGACCCGGACCACTCGCAAGAAGAACTGATCTATGGACCTACGGTGCCCATACAAGAAGCACGCAGAGCTCCTTGACGGCATCCTAGAAGTCCGTTGCAAGTCCCGTCTTTGCGGGGCACTTCCGGGTGTCATCGTGTTGCACAGGTTCGATATGGACGGCAACTTGGTGGATACCTTGAAGCTGAAAGATCCACCAACCCGAGAGGAGAAAGGCGCCAATGGCTCAGACAGGAGCAGCGTATCCGTTCGGTCTTCGTGAGGTCGTGCTGACGCCCATCCTCGACTCCGTCTTGGAGACGCTGGGCACGCCGAAGAAGCTGTCGGCCAGCCGCACCTTCACGTTCACCGAGGCGGAGGAGTACGTCGAACTTCGTGGCGATGACCGGCTGATCATCAGCCGTGGCATGGGTCCTGAGGTGGACTGGGAGCTCGAAGGCGGTGGCATCGACCTGGACGTCTACAACATCATGTTTGGCGGCACCCTCAGCAACACGGGCGTGACCCCGAACCAAGTGCGGACGGTCCGCAAGCTGGTGACCCAGAGTCGGCCCTACTTCAAGGTCGAAGGTCGTGCCATCAACGATGGTGGCGGCGATCAGCACGCTGTCGTGTTCCGGTGCCGGGCCACCAGCGATGTCGAGTCGACCTTCGCTGACGGTCAGTTCTACATGACGCAGGCTGAGGGCAAGGGCTTCGGCAGCTTGGCCGTCGCCAGCCTTGACGCCCTGTACGACTTCATCCAGAACGAGACCCCTGACACCATCATCTAGTCCATCAACGCCAGGAGTTCCTAGGAGGACCAATGGCAGCACGCAAGCCAGCAGTTCGGCAAGGCAACAAGCAGGCGGCAGCCAAGCAGACCACGGCACGAGCCAAGGTCGCCAAGGCCACGAAGGATGTTAAGACATCACGAGAAGCCGCCCAGGACATGGAAGTCACAGACGTTGGGGGATGGAAGGGCAGGGTTGAGCGTGCGGCTGTCAAGCTGCTGCTCCCCAGCGGCAACGTCTGCCTCGCCTTCAACGAAGGCATGATGTCGTTCATCGAGTCCGGCAAGGTGCCGAATGCGTTGATGCCGATCATCATGGACGCCATCAACGAGGGCAAGGGCATGGCGCCGGACGCCGTCAAGAAGTTAGCCAATGACTCTCGTGTCATCCAAGACATGATGGCTATGGTGAATAGCGCTGTGGTCTCGTGTGTTGTCCAGCCCAAGATCTCCCCCGCTCCCCTCGCAGTTCGGACGATCAAGAGCGAAGACGCTCCGGATGTTGTCGAGGAGTACATCGTCTTGTCCGGCCAGGTGGGCGTGGACGCCGACGGCAACGGCGTTGAGCGTGATCCCAAGAAGATGTACGTGGATGAGCTCGACATGAACGACAAGATGTTTCTCTTCAACTGGGTGATGGGAGGGTCGAAGGACATCGAACGATTTCGTACGCAATCGGCCGCTGCTCTGGAATCTTTATCAGAGGAGTGAGAGGTGGGGTCAGCGCCCGTCTGACCTCATGGACTTTACATCTATCTACGACAGCTACACGTGCTGGTGCTTCGATGATGTGGTCGAAGTGTTCGGCCAAGCAATTGAGGCTGCGATGGCGGAGGTTAAGGGCAAGAACGAGAAGGCCAACGCCGGTCGCAGAGAGAATGTCTTGAGGAAGTTTCTGGGTATGGACCAGAAGTTCCGCTCCCCAGGTGGGCAAAGTGCCGAGAGGGTAGAAGCACCTTTCAACCGGGAGTAGTCCGATCGCTGATTACGACCTCGGGACAGCTCGGGGCAAGATCGATGTAGACGCCAGCGGAGCCGAAATGGGCTTCGGCAGAGCTGACGCTGCGCAAGACAAGTTCTCCAAAGGCAATGAGAAGGCCGCAAATCAGTTCATGAAGGTCGGCACAGTCATGGCCGCTGGGGGCCTTGGCATCGCTGCCGGCTTTGGCCTTGCCATCAATGCTGCTGCTGACTTCGAAGAGCGTATCAGCGGCATCAAGGCTGTCAGCGGTGCGACTGAAGCTGAGCTCGAGAAGATCAGGAAGAAGGCGCTACAGCTAGGCGCCGACACCAAGTTCTCCGCCACCGAGTCCGCCTTGGCGATGGAGGAGTTGATCAAGGCTGGGCTAACCGTTGATGATGTCCTCAACGGTGCAGCTGACGCCACGGTTAACCTCGCTGCCGCTGGCGAGATCGAGCTGCCACGAGCCGCCGAGATTGCGGCAAATGCGATGTCGGCATTCAGCCTGGCAGCGGAAGATCTGCCGCACGTTGCCGACCTGATCGCAGGCGCAGCCAACGCCAGCGCTATCAGTGTCGAAGAGTTCGCTATGGCGATGCAGCAGTCGAGCGCTGTTGCGGCATTGGCGGGATTCTCCTTCGATGACCTAGCAGTTGCCATCGCAGCTATGGGTAACGCCGGCATCAAGGGCAGCGACGCTGGCACCAGTCTCAAGACGTTCCTGAGCAACCTTCAGCCGGTCACCCAGAAGCAGATAGACCTGTTCAAGGAACTGGGCATCGTTACTGCTGACGGCACCAATCAGTTCTACGACCAAGCTGGAAGCCTCAAGCCCCTCAATGAGATAGCGCAGATCCTCCAAGACAGCTTGGCCGGCATGACCGACCAGCAGAAGCAGATGGCTCTTGAGACCCTGTTCGGGTCGGATGCCATTCGTGCTGCCGCTGTCATAGCCAAGGAGGGTGGCGCCGGCTTCGACGAGCTATCGGCTGCGATGGGCAAGGTCACGGCGGCTGAGGTTGCCGAGACCAGGATGGACAACCTGAAGGGGTCCATCGAGCAGCTCAAGGGCAGCGTCGAGACCTTGATGGTGATCATCGGCCAGCCCCTGGCCGAGTCCCTGCGCACGTGGGTCGACAGGCTCACAGGCCTGATCAACGCCTTCAGCGAGCTCGACGAAGCGCAGCGCACGGACATCGTCACAATCCTACAGATGGCTTCGGCCTTCCTGACCACGCTAGGGACCTTGCTAGTCCTCCTCAGCGGGTTCCTGAAGATGCGTGCTGCTGTCGTGACCATGTCCGTGGTGTTCGGCAGCGTGGGCATAATCGTCTTCGCTGTTATTGCCGTCCTCATCGCTCTTGGTGCGGCACTAGTCGTCCTCTACCAGCGCAACGAGAAGTTCCGTGACATAGTCCAGTCCGTTTGGGAGTGGATACGTGTCAATGTTCTAGCGATCATAAACGAGGTCAGTGAAGGCGTCTCGGCTATGATCGAGACCTTCAATGGCGAAGGCATGACCAGCGATGGTCTAGTCGGATGGTTCGAGCGCATTGGAGTTGCAGCACGGGCCGTCGTCAACTGGATCACAGGCACGCTGATACCGGGCTTCCAGGCCTTCGGTGACTTCATTACAGGAACCATCGTGCCGGCCATTCAGTGGTTGGCATCTGAGGTGCAGGAGCGTCTAGACAGCGCATTCGGCTGGGTTCAAGACAACGTCTTCCCAGTTCTAGACGCTTTCGGTGAGATGGTGATGGCCGTAGTCGAGGTTATCATCGGCGCCTGGAACCGTGCCTGGCCCATTACCCGTGCGACCTTCCAGGGCATAGCCATTGTCATCCAGACAGCAATGGGGATCATCTGGAAGATCATCAGTTCCGTTGTTGACACCATCCTCATTCTGTGGAACGAGTTCGGCGACAACATCTGGGATGTCATCAAGCTCGCCTGGAACTTCATAGTTGAAACGATCTCCGGTGCCCTTCAAGTCATCAAGGGCATCTTCCAAGTCATCACCGGCATCCTCACGCTTGACTGGACCAAGTTGTGGGAGGGCATTAGGAACATAGTCGGTGGGTTCTGGGATCAGATCATGGCCGTGGTTCGCCTCGCCATAGGTGTCCTGGGGCAGGTCATCGAGATAGGCATTGGCATTATCAAGGCCGGTTGGCAGATCTTCTGGAACCAAATGGGCCTTGTGATGTCCATCGTTTGGGACCTGATCGTTGCCGCCGTCAAGATCGCCATAGTCACAGTCCGGGGCAGCATTGAGGCCGGGCTCAACTTGATCAAGGCCATCTGGAACGCCGCATGGGCCTTCGTCAAGTCTATCTTCACGAACGCCATTGACGCCATCAAGGGTGCCGCAAGCTTGGGCATCACCATCCTCGTGGGCTTCTTCACGGCTGTGCCAGGTCGTATCCTCGGTGCGCTGGGCAACTTGATAGGGCTCTTGCTGCAGAAGGGCAAGGATGTTGTTCAGGGAATGCTCAACGGCGCTATAGCGCTTGGCGTAACCCTTGCTGCTTGGTTCATGGGTCTGGGCGGGAAGGTGTTGGGGTGGATAGGTAACGTCGCAGAGACCCTGTATCAAGCTGGCCGTGATCTCATTGACGGCTTCATTGACGGTGTGAAGGACAAGATCGGAGACTTGAAGGACGCCATTGGCAGCATTGCCAGCACGGCCAAGAACGTAGTCACCGGTGCGCTTGGCATCTTCTCTCCGTCGAAGGTCTTCAAGGGCTACGGCAAGGCTGTAGTTGACGGATTCCAAGAGGGCTTGGCGCAGACCCGTGGTCTTGAGGGCCAGGTGGACCACATGGTGCGGCTGGTCTCCACCCCCTCTTTCTCTCCGCAGACCGATACTGCGGGAGGGAGAGGCGGGGATGTTCACGTACACCTTCACGTAGGCGACATCGTAGGTACCCCGGAGGACTTGGAGAAGGTGCTTAAGGACCCGAAGACATTGCGGGAACTGGCCAACGCTGTCAGGGCAGGGAGTCGTCCATGAGGGTATTCCTGAAGCCGAACGGCACGATCAGCAACAACATCGCTGGCGGAGGGTTCGGCGGTGTTGGTACGGCGCACGGAACTGTCAGCGACGGCAAGACGAGGTCCTACATCAGGTCCGCCCATACGGCCGCTGGGACGCTGACACGGTTCGACTTGTCCAGCTTCAGCCTAAGCCCCACACAGCGCATAGGGGGCCTTCAGATACGGCTGGCGCACGGGCAGACCATCGCTGCCGGCATCATCCCCAAGCTGAACAACCTGATCGCAATGGGCTACACGGTCTGGACATCAGTTCCGTTTCAGTCGCTTACCGCCCCTCCGAACTACAGGGTGTCCTCCTGGTTCTACAAGAACACGGCTACAAACGCTGAATGGACACAGGCGCAACTCGATGCCCTACAGCTCTACGTCGAATGGCGTGACCCGTCCGGGCTTCATGACGCAAGGCTGTACGAGATCGACGTCCAGGCGTGGATCCTCGAGCAGCCCGTCACCACGAACGTCTCGCCTGAGTCCGGCGGCATCACGCAGACTAACACCCCTCGGTTCGTGTGGTCGTTCTTCCAGGAGGACAACAGCAGAAGCCCAACTCAGATGGGCATGCAGTTGAAGGTCTGGACGAAGGCTATTGCTGAGGACGTGGGGTTCGACCCCGACTCCTCTCCATCGGTCATGAACATTGTCCGTGCGAACCAGAAGAACAACTACTTCGACGTCAAGAACAGCGGCTTCCCCGAGCTCGTTTACGGCGATGAGTACTACTGGTCCGTGAAGGGATACAACCTGTTCAGCACTGGCGCACAGTGGTGGTCAGAGTGGTCCGAGCTCACGCCATTCACCGTCAACACGCCGCCGGTTACTGACGTCACTTCACCCACTGGTCCGATCACAGACAGCAACGTCCCCTTCGTGTTCTTCACGTACACGGACCCTGACGGCATTGCCTTGCAAGACAGGTTCATGGCCAAGGTCTGGAAGCGGCCTGGTGGCAGCTGGGTAGGGTTCGACCCGGACACCACGACGCTGGCGCCGGCTTGGCAGACCGAGCTCGTAACTGCCGATACCAGCTTCCAGATCTTGCAGCGCCTGGACAACTTGGGTGTGTACCGGGCCTACGTGAAGACGGCACATGCTGTGTCGGACAACCCGGCATTCATTTACGGAGACTGGGACTTCGTCGAGTTCACCATCAACCTGACACAGCCGAACACACCCGCCCTGACGGCCATCGATGGTGGGCCGTATGTCGGCATTCACGTGACGCCGGCTGCGCCCAGTGGGCCGAGCATTGAACACTTCGAGGTTGAGCGCAGCTTGGATGGCGGCGTCACTTGGGCGCCCTTCCGCTACGGCGCTGGGGGCCTGGCACTGACGGACGCATTCCCTTGGAATAGCGGCCTGCCATTCAGCCTTCAGGATCACGAGGTGCCGTTCGGCATTGAGGTCAAGTACCGGGCCTTCGGGGTGGACAGCACGCTCAGCACAAAGGTCTACAGCGCTCCGTCGTCCGTCAAGAGCGTGCGCATCAAGCCTCAGGCCATATGGATCAAGAACCCTGCCGACGTAGCTATGAACACGTCGTTCATGCACGAAGGCAGCTGGGTTCCTGTGCCCCGGACTGTCGCAAGAGGCACCTACCGCCCCCTCGGCCGCAAGCTGCCAATCGTCGTGCGTGGCCAGGCGGCTGGGCAGGCCCTGGACTTGCAACTGCTCATCGAGACCGACGAGCATCACGAACGCCTGATCGACCTGGTGGACGCCGACACGACGCTCTACGTCCAGTCTCCATCGTTCAGCGGCTACGTGGACGTCAGGGGAGATCTCGATCAGGCCAACCGTCTGTGGGACGACCGGGCCGGAGAGCCTCACGTCTGGCGGATAGGCCTGCCACTGATCGAAGTGGATAGCCCCTGATGTATCCTGTCAGTGAGCGGTGGAACCGGACACTACGGAAGTCCCATACGGTCGACTTCAAGGCCCAGCTGTTCCGCAACGGCGAGCTCCTGGACGACGGCATTCCCATCTTGACCGGGTCGATACAGGACAACTCCACAGCCAACATCCGTAAGCGCTGCACGCTGGCCTTGGCGCCGTCTGCCGGCGTTCTCGAGATGCTGGCAAAGGACGTGCCTCAGAACGGCGGCTTGTGGCCAACCGGCAACGAGATCAAGGTCTTGGGTGGGCTGCTGTACAGCGACGCCACCAGTGAGTACGTGCCGATGGGCCTGTTCAGGCTGGCACGTGCCGAACTACAGGCCAGTGAAGGGCAACTACAGGTAGCCATAGAGGGCTGGGACCGAGGCCGTGCGGTAAGCCGGGCAAGCTTCACAGAGCCATGGGCCATCAAGCAGGGCACGAACTACAACGTAGCTATCAAGGCCCTGGTGAAGGCGAAGCTGCCGCTGCTGATCGACGATGACTTCATCCTTGCGCCCACCAACTACACGACCCCCAACCTCGTGTTCATGGGTCCGACAGATGATCCGTGGGATAAGGCTCAATTGATGGCCGAGTCGCTGGGCAATGAGCTCTTGTTCGATGGAAATGGCAAGTGCGTATCCCGGGCCTTTCCGTCCCCCTATGCTCCCTCCGCAGTCTTCGATTACATCGAGGGGGAGGATTGCACGATGCTGACGGCAACTCGTGATCTCTCAGACGAACAGTCGTACAACGGAGTGATCGCAACGGGGGAATCATCCTCAAACGTTGCGCCTGTTAGGGCTGAGGCATGGGACACAGATGCCCAGAGCCCTACATACTTCGACCCTGACTTCCCGGAAGCTTCTCTGTACGGGCCGGTCCCCTACTTCATGGCAAGTCAGTACATCACCACGAAGCAGCAGGCTCAAGAGGCAGCCATCAACAACTTGGGCAAGGTCAAAGGTATTGTTGAGAGCGTTTCATTTGACGCAATCAACAACTTCGCTCACGAGTCATATGACGCTATCAACATTCGTCAGGAGAAGACTGGCATTGATGACGCCTACATGATCGAGCAGCTGACGATAGGTATAGGCCCGAACACAACCATGGGTAGTGTGGCCCGTAAGAGGCGGGTAGGATTGGTCAATGACTGACACCTTCGCTGAGGTCTCTGAGCTGGCAAGGCTCCTGACGAGTAGCGCTAAGGGGCCTGTCACCATCTCGCAGGGCATGATCGCTGGGTTCGGGCCGGGCAGCCTTCAGGTCTTCTTCCAAGGCCAGGCCCCCGGTGATGTGGTGGCGCTACCCATTGGCGGCATTCGTTTCCTGAAGTCGTACGTTCCTAAGATCGGCGATGCCGTACACGTCTTGGGACTTGAGGGTGATCGCATCATCATCGGCAAGGTCAATCCTGCGTACGACGTGGTACCCGACGTCTACGAGATAGGCATCGCCGACGCTCCCGCCTACCAGAACAGCTGGCACGCCTTCGGTGGCGTCTACGGTCCCCCTCGCTACTGGATCGACGTAGACGGTTGGGTTCACTTCGCTGGCCACATAGCTGGCGGCACGGCCTCGGGTGTCATGTGGACCATGCCGGAAGGCCTACGACCCAACTCTCTGAAGCGCTTCGTAATCAGTAGGTCCGTGACAACTAGTGCTTCGTCGTGGGCCTTGCTCGTAAATCCCAACGGCAATGTGTCGTTAGAGAACAAGTCTCTACCTGCCGGCATCAACCTGAACGTGGGCCTGAACGACATTCGCTACATGGCGGAAGATGGCCTAGCCGACTGGGAGAGAAACCACGAATGGACCCCGTTCATCTACACAGATGAGTGGACTTGGGATACCTCGCACGACGGCTACGACTACCCGGCAATCTGGCAGCGCTGGGATGGCTTGGTCAGGGCCAGAGGCCACATGGCTGGCTTCGGCGGCAACACCATCGGGTATCTTCCGGAGAGAGCTAGCCTGCGTAGATACAGTTCGCTGTTTCATACGATAGAGGACACTGGGACTGTTCTCCAGAACTTCCGTGTTGACATAGAGCACTTCCGTCGCACGATGTTCGCCAAGACACAGCCCGGAGCAAACGACATCACGTTTGACGGAATGCAGTGGTTGTCTGACGTTCCTGAGAGCGCACTGTCTCCTCTTCAACTGTCCGGCAGCTGGGTCGCTTACGCAGTTGATGGCCAATGGGGCAATCCTGCCTACTACATGGATGGATACGGAGTCGTTCATGTTCAAGGGCTGATCAAGTCTGGCTCGGTTGTGAACGGCACATCTGTGGCATGGCTCCCACCTGGGTTCCGTCCGTTGTACAAGGAAGGTTTCATAGGCCTTCAGGGCCAGGGGACTTCCATGCAGTCATGTCGGCTTGAGGTTGATCCGTCCGACGGGTTCATCCGCTTGATCACTTCGGGCACTTTCAACAACCATCTGACTCTCGACCACATCTCGTTTGTGGCCAACCCCAACCCAGAATAAGGAGGAAGATGGACATCATCACCAAGAAGGAATGGGGAGCTCGGGCGCCCACCAGGCCCCTGACGAAGATCGCTACGCCGACTCCCCGCCTGTGGATCCATCACACAGCCACGGAGCAGCACGGCGCAGCCGGCATGCGGGCGATCCAGCGCTACCACCAGGACACCAAGGGGTGGAAGGACATTGCCTACAGCTTCGTTGTGGACGACGACGGGTCCATCTTCGAAGGTCGTGGTGCCGGCATCCAGGGTGGTCACACTATGGGCGATGACAGCAGGTCGCACGCCATCTGCTTCATGGGCGACTTGCAGCACAGGGCACCCACGGCCAAGGCCATGATCGCAGCGGCCGAGCTCGGTCGTCACGGTCGTGACCGTAGGTGGTGGGTACCGACGTGCGGAGGGCATCGTGACAACCCGTACGACGATGGCAACACGACAGCCTGCCCGGGCGACTTCCTCTACAAGCGACTTCCCGATCTGCGATCCATGATCGCAGCCAACCCGACCCAACCCAAGAAAGACGACGACATCATGTTGATCATCGACAGCCCAGGAAACCCAGCACTCCTCGTGGGTGGCGGCAACGTCAAGGCTCTCACCCCGACGCAGCGGAACGCCCTGCGGGCGATCGGGGTCGAGCCCAAGCAGGTGGACGATGCCACGTCGGACGCCCTGCGCTCGTTGATCGACTGATGTGCTCTTGGTCCTCCCGCTTCCGTTAGTGCAAGCCGTGGTCGCACCGCTGGCTCCTTTGCTGGCGGTTGACCTGGCTATCGTGCTTGGTGGCGTTGGTGCTCTCGGCGGGGTTGGTGGTTTGATGGCGGGCGTGGCTGCTTGGCTCAGCCGAGGAGATAACGTCAAGAAGGCGCAGGTTGATTATCAAGGCGTGACCATGGAGGCTATGCGGGGCCACATGGAGACACTCGCTGCTGATAACAAAGCTCTTCGCCAAGACATGGTCATCGTCCGTAAGGAGATGGCGGGCTTGCACGATCAACTTCGTAAATGCCAAGACGACAAGCTCCTGATGCAACGGCAGCTTGACGAGTGGCAACGGAAGTGGGAGGCCAAGATCAATGAAGGCAATGCCGGATCCGCCAAGAGTTCTTAAGGTGCAAGGCTGGCTCAAGAACGGAGGCACATTCCTCATCGGCGTCGCACTGGTTGGTCTGGTCGTCATCGTTGGCCTTCTTCTCAGGGAGGTCTCTGATGCCAATGACTTGGCAGATGCCGCTACAGAGGAGACCAACTGCTTCAGGGAGCTAGCCAACGATCTCAGCAAGCTGGAAGGCGAGATCGACAACAAGGGTTGGCTTGCCCTGCTGGCCGAGCTCGCTGGGGCCACTGATGAGCAGACTCTGGAGCGGGCTAGCGAGATCGACTTCCTAGTAGGCGAATGGGAGGTGGCACAGGCAAGAAGGGACGACGCAGTTAACATCTGCAACGACAAGGAGAAGTGACATGCAACAGAAGGTCTCATGGGTTCCGTCGATGAAGACAGCCAAGGCTGTGGTGGCTGCCGCCACCGAGCTCCTGGGCACCATCGGCGTGGCCATCTCTGACGGTGAAGTCACAGCAGTTGAGGCCGGCGTGATCTTCGCTGCCCTGCTGGCGGCGTACGGTCTGGTGTTCAAGACCAGCAACGAGCCAGTCTGAACTACGGAGGGGGCGGGCGGCCCACCGCTTCCTCCCGCAGTTCTGCTGGTCAACAGCGAAGTTCGAGAAGTTCCTTGCATCCTCGCTGGGGTGGTGTAATGTGAGGGTCACAAGCAAGGCGGTCGCAAGGGCCGCTAAGCTTCATAGGACGACTTAGAAACCAATAGGAGCGCAACATCATGAGCAAGTCCCCTGCCAACAAGAAGTTCGCCACGAAGACCGGCAAGCGTGACCCCAACGTGAAGCGTAAGGTCGTGTCGCTGCGCAACAAGCCCATGAGCTGGAAGGCCATCGGCGAAGCGCTCGACATCGCTCCCCGCACGGCTCGTGCCATCTACGACGACGCCAAGGGTCCGGGTGCTCACTTCGAGTCCCGCCCGCTGCCGGGTGGTCGCAACCGCAAGGTCAGCGAGGCTGCCTAGTCCGTAAATGCCCTGGTAGGGGGTCACCCTCTTGCCAGGGCATTTCTCGTGTAGTACTGTGAGGTCTCCACCACGTAGCCCGTCAGCGGGCGCACTAGCTGTCAGTACCTCCCCTCAACGGTCCATCGCTCAGGGCGTTATGCTTCGGCTCTCGCAGGGCACAGGGCGTCAGTGTAGGCAGGCGTGAGTACGGGCTAGGCGTGGTGGGAAACAACTGAGATAAGGAGCGCAACATGTCAGCACGAGTCAAGCACGTTCAGCGTGCCCAGAAGGAATACACCTGCGGCAAGTGCCGCAACACCATCGCCAAGGGTGACCCGTACCGCTGGGCGAAGCCGGGCTTCAGGTCGAAGACCAAGCTGGTCCGATGCATGACGCCGGCTTGCACCTTCCGTCCGTCCGAGCTCGACACGTCCAAGATGTCGGACGCCTACGCAGCTATCGAAGGTGCCGGGGATGACCTGGGTGGTTGCGAGACCATCGAGGACGCCAAGGACGTGTTCGAAGCTTGCGCCGAGGGTCTACGTGGCGTGGCCGGCGAGTATCAGGAGGCTTCTGACCAGTGGGCAGATGGCCAGGGCCACGAGGAGTGGCAAGAACGGGCCGATATGCTCGAGGAGGCTGCGCAGACACTCGATGACTGGGCAGGCCAGTGCGACGAAGATGAGCCGCCCCTCCCCGAGGACGTCAGGGCCGAGGCTAACGATTGTCTGATGCAGCTCGAGCTCCCCTGATGGCTCGGCGGCAGACTAGCCGCTACGCAGAGAAAGAAGCGGTGCGGGCTTGCGTCCGCATCGCATCTCTGTATAGTGAAGTCATGACCAAGTGCAACATCAACCAACCCCACTGCGAGAACTGTGGGTCTACCGACCCCGCCGATCTGCAAGGCGAAGATGGGTATACCGACTGTTGTAACGAATGTCAGAGTCTCGATAGTCGGGACTGCCGGAACCACCACTGCGAGGAGGAGTGATGGGGCGCAAACGGATAAAGTGGACGCCCGAGGAAGACGAGACCCTCAAGGGCATGTGGCCCACAGAAGAGCTGGACCTCATAGCCATGCATCTCGAGCGCACGCAGGGCTCAGTCTCGGGCCGTGCATGGGCGCTGGGGCTACGTAGGGAGAAGGGGTGATGGGTAGGCGCAAGACAGGAGACCCATGGCCCTGTACAGCTGAGGCCATTATCAAAGAGCGTGACGAACGGC